CTCTGACTCATCCCTAATCGACCACTCAACTACAGTACACATCACTTTCATAAGGCCACGTCGCTGGTAGTTAAGGAGCATAGCGAATGAACCAAACAATGATACACCCTCTGACATAATGAAATTGGCCAGTGCCAATCCAGTACCAGACAGGGAGTGGACATCAATATCTTTCATGAAGTCAATCTTGTTAGCCATTGCTTCATAGTCTAAGAACGTAGAATACTCTGAGTCAGGGAAACCTAGGGTATCATTCAACAAGGCATATGCTCGTTGGTGTTCACCCTCACGGTTAGCGAATGATTGGTACATCATCCTGATCTCATTATTCTTGAACTTAGGTAAGAGGTAGTCAAGGTAGTTATTCTCTACCTGACAGTCAGACTGAGTGAATAACCTAAGGACTTGGGTAATAAAATCCTTGTCCTTATCAGTCATCTTATTAGACTTCCAGTCTTTAACATCTTCACCGAGGTCTACCTCCCAAGTACCCCAGTGAATCTTCTCATGCATTTCAGCACGTTGTACTGCCCACTCATAATTGAATGGCTTGTACGTTTCTTTAGCTTCAAATAAGCTCAACTAATTAACCCTCACAACTAATACAATTTGGTTCATCAGAGAAGTCCTTAAGAGCCTCACGCTCCACCTGCTTCCCTATATCCTCACCTTTCTTCAAGGCTTTGGTTCTAGTATAATACAATCCTTTAAGAGGAACTCCATCCATTGCCGGTGCGAATGCCATTGCATGGATATAATTAAACCTAGCTTTGGATTCGCCAGCCTTAAAGAATACATTAATGGATTGCCCTTGACATAGATGTTGTTGCCTGTGTCTACCTTGGACAATGATATGTTCTTGTGGTATCTCATCAGCTGTCTTGTGACAACGTTTAATATCACCCGGGAACTCCTCTATATCTTGTACTGAACCTTCAGCCTTAATGATCCTATCCCATAAGTCCTCATACTTCTCAGGGAACTTATCCTTAATGTACTTATCTAAGGTAGGGTTCTTAACCATGTAACTACCAACCCGAGTCCTTCTCATGAAACCATTAGACTTCCAAGGTTCTATGGACGGCGAGGTCCCTAGGATTATGGAGCTATTGGCATTAGGAGCTATCGCCAGTAGATGGCAATTTCTATGCCTGCGAATATAGCTATCAGGAGCAATGCCACGTACCTTTGCCAAGGCTTTAGTGGCCTGTACGGCTTGTCGTTTGATCTCACTAAACAACTGATTAGTCTTTTGTATGGCACTATTAAAGCCTCCGCTATCAAATGGGATGTCATTCTTCTGTAAGTACTCATGCCAACCCATAGCCCCAAGGCCTAGGTCACGAGATCGTAATGCTGAGTATACAGCCTTGTGCATTTCCTTAGGAGCCATAGTAATAAAGTATTCAATAACATTATCAAGGAATGTAATTAAATCTTTAACCATGTCAGTCCTAACCCAGTCATCATAGTAAGCTAGGTTAACAGAAGATAAACAACATACTGCTGTCCTATCTTTATCTGTAGGTAAGTGGATCTCATTACAGAGGTTACTACCATGGATCTGAAGTCCTTGTCGTTGCATCTCTAATGGCAAATTACGATTAGCTGCTGAGATATTATTCAGGTAAGGTTCACCTGTCTTATACCTAGTCTCAAGTAATGATTCCCAGATAACCCTAGCCTTAACGGTCTCAACGACCTCAAAGTTATTAGGGGCTACAAGATCCCAATCCCAATCATTAGCTACAGCTTCCATGAAATCATCAGTGATGTTCACAGCGTTGTGGATATTAAATGCTTTCCGGTTAGGGTCACCACCTGATGGCTTCCTGATCCCTATGAACTCAAGGATGTCAGGGTGTGATACATCTAAGTAACAAGCTACTGCACCCTTACGGGTTTCACCTTGCTTGTAGTACATGATCTTAGCATCTACATTCTTAGCGTAAGGGATAGCACCGGGACTCTTTGATGTAACCCCTCGCATACCTAAGTGCTGACCTACGCCACCACCTGCTACTGATAATCTAGACATCTCCTCGTCAGCATCGAACTGTCCTTCAATAGTATCAGGGACATAGCTTAGGAAACAACTGATAGGTAAGCCTCGTGGTTTCTCTTGCTTAGATAACCAACGTTGATTCCTCCTGAACCTTGATCCAATCCAAGGATCTTTCTTCAGCGGCCAGTCATGCAAGGTACCATTGGAAAGGATAGGGGATGAGAACATGAACCATTGGTTCTTAACGTACCCATAGATCCTTTCAGCTAACTTATAATCACCAAAGCAATAGCTGATACTTGCTCGTTGGAATAACTCAGGGATAGACTCACCATCCTGAACATAGTAGTCTTGAAGGAGGGTCTTAGCCTCCTCCGTCAACCAGTTGAAATCATGTGTTTCAATCTTAAACAATCTTTATGCTCCTAAATATTTTAAAGATTCATAATGGGTCTTAGCTCGACGACCTGTCTGGACATAATACAAGGAATCCTTCAGCTCCTCAGCTGCCTCAAGATAACTACCAGCTGCTATAGCTGCTAACATCTTCCTGAAGCGTGAGAGCTTAGAGATCCCTAAGTTAAATGCCATGTCAGTAATAATAATCCTGACACTAGGTGGTTGAGTTACTAACCAAGGCCACTTAGCAATAGCTAATCGCCTCTCGGTCTTAAGGAAATCTAATGTCCATTCCTTAGAGTACTCGACTGTCATCGGATAAGGCTCATCATCTGTTAATGGATAAGCCTCACAGTTCCTGCCGTGGCCTATGGTCTTGTAGCCAGCAGGACATAGGTAATAATCTTCCTTGAACCCCTCGAAGTCACAGGCCAACTCAAGGCTGACCTTTAACTCTCCCTCTAAATCATATGCTTCATGGTAGTTATTCATTTATATTATCCTCTTATAACATACATAATACAATCAAGGCGATTGCAAAGAAAATCAATCCACCGTCACCATTATTGTTACGTTTACTCATCTTCTAGTACCTCCTTAAGTACTGGTAGTTCTTCAAGTAATATTTTCTTAATCATGTTAGCTAATTGCATGTGTTCTTTCTGGGTACCATTACCTTCCCTAACCTTGATGTAGTGGATCCATGATCTCACAGTCCCATTCATATACATCTTAGATTCTGTAAGGCCTTCAGGTAACAGAGATCTTGCACATTCCTTAGCTATCCCCATTGATAAGGCTGAGTGGTATGCCCTTGCTGCGGTTGCTAGGGTCATAGCTTGCAGTTCCTTGAATTGATCCTGTAGCTGGTCGCTCTCAGAGTCAATAGAGTTCTGCCTGTTTGTTTCATCCTGTAACCTAGCCTCACGTTGGATAGTGAATCGTTGTGCTTCACTGTATCGTTGTGAGAACTCTTGGAAACTGAATGACCGGTGTCGTAAGATCTGTCGACTAATGTCACGGGTAGTCACAATCTCGAAGTTGATATTACCCATTTCAAATACAGACCAGTGACCATGCTCCGCACAATACTTTAACAGGCGTTGTGCTCTTGTCATATCGTCTTGAGTCTCAAGGTTTGACACCTTAGCTTGGTAGGCTAAGAGTTCGTTTAGGTCTTTAAGGTTCTCAAGTACTGGTACTGATTTACCTACTAACTTAACTGACTGTTCTATGATTGTTCTCCTTTGAGTTTATCTAATGGTTTTATATTAGTGTGTTTAACTTTATCTATCTCTAAACTACGATCACTTAGAAGTTGAAGCTCTCTCACCCTAATCTCTGCTATTTCTTTAGCTGAGACATCATCTAGATATTCATCATGGAAAAACAAGGAACTATATCCATCATCAAAAGTAACCTTTATCATTGATTTAGAATCTTTATTCACACTCATGCCCCTCAGTCCCTGCAAAGTAATGACGGGTCTTCCGACGTTGACGAAGTTTGATCTTCTTTGCCTTACGTTCCTCAGCTTCTTCCATTTTCTGTTGTTTCTCAATCTCATAATCAGTTAGTGCTTGATCTTGTTTAGTCATTCCTACCTCCGGGAATCTTATTATAATACTTACCACTGTTAACTTCCTTCCAAGTTACCAGTTTCTTTTCCATCCTGTATGCATTCTCAATGTTATTGAACTTATAAATCCATATGTCAAAGGCACATGGCTCTTTATAAAATGCATTCGAGAAGTGGTGCTTAGGATCTCTCCTCTCGTACCGTTCATTAAATGATTTAGATGTAACACCAACGTAGTACTTCTTTAATCTACGATGGTATGCTACATATAAACAACCTCTAATGTTCCGGTCGAGCCTAGCTTTCCTATGCTTAAGCTTAGATAACTTCAACTCTATTCCTTGTTTCAAACCATACATGGGCTCCACAAGATAAAGGTTTGTCAGGGCTATAGATAAACCTACCGACTTCCTTACCTTGATCATCCTTTATGATTGCTTCCATCCCATACCTATTATCCTTATAGGTCTTACAGGTAAGGACAGGATCTTGAGTCCCATCCTTCCTGTTCTTCTTGATCACATGCTGATTAACATGTACTATTGTTTTCAACTTGATCCTCCAAGATCTTCTTGAAATCAGGCTCACTAAAGTTAGGGCCCTTAAGAACCTTACCATCCTCACGAATGATAGGCTTACCATCCTCATCTAGCTTCGACATGTTTGAACGTTGAACCTCACGTAACCCTAGGTCTATAGGGAAACCATATAGGTTCATCTGTTGTGCCATCGCATAGATAACATCAATACAGGCATCATAGTATTGGACAATATCACCAGCCTCATAGGCTTCATGAAGTTCTTGGAACTCCTCACCTACAATAGATACCCACGCTTGCATCCCCTCAGGATCTGGGATTGCAGCTACTAGGTTTCGTTGATCTGGTTTGTATGTCTCGTTGAATTGAATTACCTGTTGTTCTAATGACAAGTTGTTAGTACTCCTTATAATATAAATCATCTACCCAGATTCCTATCTCACCAGTCATCCGGTCTTTAAGAACCTTGAACGAATGCTCAGGGTCGTTAGGGTCTCTCTCTAATACTAGAGAAGCCTCCCTCATATAACTAAAGCCTCTCCTATCTCTATAAATATCTTGGATACAATCACAGAATAGAACTCTAGGATATCTCACGTCCAGATATATAGCCATTACACTACCTCTTTGAATTTCTCCAAGGACTTAATAGCTTCATCAATATCCTGCTTAGGACCTTTAGACCCACGCTGTCCCGGGCATAAGGCTTTCTTAATGCCATGGGCAAGGGCAGGGTCTGTCACATTAAATGCTCGTAAGACATCATAGACATCTACAATAACTTCCTGCTTCGTACCTACCGCAGTAGAACCGATGATAACCTTGTCATACTTACCTAACTGTATGGCTTTGTTAATCTTCATAGCGTCTGATGGTGACATAGACACCGGTTCTTTCTGTTGTTCTTTCTTTAACTTAACACATACATCACACATGCAATAGCTCCTAATCCTAATAGGCTGCCCCACACGACAGCTCCTGTTAAATAAAATAAAATGTCTAGCTTATTCATCTTCTGAAGTTTATCAGTCATTATCCACCATAACAGCAAAGCCCTTAGGAATATCTTGTGTCTCTAAGTACTTAAAGAATATCACCTTAGCTTTAGAATAACTATCATCAATTGCTAAGATGTCTTCCTTAGAGAGGGTATCTTCATCACCATCAAAGCATAAGTCTACCTCATGGCACCTAGGGTACTCGAAGTAGCCTGAATCGTGGAACAATTCACAACATGCATTCCATTCAATACCAAACTCACGTTTAGCATAATTAAACACACAACTAAAATTAATTACTACTGCTTTATTCATCTTTTAATTCCTTATAGAACTCGGTGAAACCTTGTTCGTCAAAATAATTAAACCCATTCTTCTCAGCCCATTGACCGTGGGTCATCTTAGTCCCACACTTCTGTCTCTTGGGTTTGAAGTGGATTGGTTTGTTAGGGTTGTCAAATATAAATAACAACTCATGATCTTCAGGTAAAGCTTTCCTTACCCATACATACTTAGAGGCCTCCGAACTATCCCTGAAGTAACCCTTAAACTCCAATAGATACACACCATCATCATGTTCTATCTTGAAGTCAGGTTCATACTTCCGTTCAACCACGTAGCTTACTTTGGGAGGGTGGAACTCCTCGTCCTTAAGTAAGCCTTGGTGGAGATTATACTCAGGCCACGAGTCGTATCCTGTTGGTAGACCTTTAGGTCTTGCAGGGAAGAACCTTTTCCTAGTCATATTACTTAAACCCCGCAGACTTTAGGAGTTCCTCAGCTGTCACATCAGGGTTTTGTTTCACCCGTTGCTTAACCCAACGGTATGTGAATGCTGATACTCTTGCTTCAGATGAATCATCAGGGCGATAGATGTATGTACCTTGATTCTCCGGTACATTCTCTAAAACCTGCTCATCTGTCAGCTCAGCCGATTGCTCCTTCGTCAGGAAGCCTCGGTGTATCAAGACCAACAAGGTCAAGGTCTTCTGTTTCAATAAGTGTTTCTTCATTTGGTAACATCTCCATTAAAGATTGATCGTTAAAAATTGTATCTACTACGCTATCAGGTAGCATCAAACTATATTCCATTATATTAATTCCTCATAGTTATTATTATCCATCATAATAGCACAAGCGTTACTGCCAAAGCAAAACTGATAACAGTGGTCTGAGAATAGATGTCTAAATACTCTGATGTTCATATTAACATCTCGAAGTCTATTAATTCCATTAAGGACCTTATGGTCCTAGGGTGAGTTTGGGGATTGAACTCATAACAATCCCCTGAGTATATATGACTAAATACTACCATGTCCAGTCAAACCCCATAGCCCTCAACCTCTCCTCATACTTCTGTTTCCTATCTCCTGTAGGAGGTTCAAGAGTAAAATCACATACCCTTTGTTGTATAGATTCCCTGAAGGAATCATCAACACTCATAAAGATTTGATGTGGTCTACCTCGTGTATTAGTAATAGATATTGCAGCCTTAGTTAAAGACAAATCAAAGGAATCAAACAAGGTTGTCAGGTTCTCATCAAAGCCATTCCCTATCAAGTCTCGTCTGAATATGATATTTAAATTAGGAAGGACTGTACCCACGTCTGGAATATTAGCGTTTTCCATATTGAGTCTATAGCATGAGAATACATCAGGTAAAGTATTATACGAACTTTCAGAAGTAGCATCTCTCCGATGGAGAAGCCCAGATAGACGGCTAGATGAGTAACTACTAGCAGGGAAGGCATGAAATACAGACCCTATCATATGAGTTACTCGGCCATTTATAATCTGGAGCTTATAAGCTTCTAACTCACTAAACCCATCAGGTGTTTCCCTTATGTTAATGAAAGTATCATCTCTCTCATTAAACTTCTCCTCATCTACAATCCTAATACCCACAAAGATGTCAAGGTCATTAGGGATGAAAAGATTAGATTCATGAGACCCCTGCCTCAGCCAAGCATATAAAGCATAACTACCAGCGATGTGGAAGTCAATCTCTACACCATGATTTTCTCTAAGATATAAGTTGTTAAGTCTAATCTGGGTACCTAACCCATCCAAGATAGCAGCAACTGTGCTGTTGTGTTGAGTACTACTACTTGGCAGTCGCAAGGCACTACCATTAGGCCTACCATGATGTCGGATAGCCATAGGCATATCCCTCCTATATTAATTTAAAAATCTAAAAATTTAATTCCCTCAGGGACTGGAGGTTTCTTAGGTTCTACCAAGACCTCAACCCCTTCAGGTTCTTTGACTAACATGTAGATTAAATCAAAGGTCTCATGGAATCTTAAGTCCCCATATCCATAGGAACCTTCATCCTCTAAGTCCTCATACTTATCTACATATAACTCCCAGACCCTGAGGGGATATTCCTCAGGTGGAAATTGTTCTAAGTATTTAGCTGCACTGGATTTACCATACTGTTCTTGCCTAGGATATTTCTTAAACAATTTAATCTTATCCTCGGGAAGTAAATCACTCTCGGAGATAGATCTATTGTAAGTCCCTGTCCTAGTTTCGGTAATGGCATGTGACACACCGGGAATGTTATCAGTCCTATCACCTGTTATGACTTGATGCCATAGGTTATAGTGACCCTCAGCCTCTGAGATCCTAAACACATTATGTGATTTGTTAGGGTTGTAATGGAGAGCAGGGTATTGTAAGAGATCTTTATCCTCTGTCACAATCACTGGCTCCTTACCCTCAGCTTTAAGTTTCTCAGCTGCTATAGTCAAGGCATCATCGGCCTCAATCCCAATAACATTCTGAAACCCCCATTGTTCTTGGACATACTCTCGCATCGCCAAGTACCATTTGGGTTTAGCTTTCTTCCTTTGACCCTTATAAGGCCAAGTAGAAGCACGTTGTATTCTGAAGTTAGCTTTCGACTCTGTTATATAACCTACATACTCATCAGCCCCAGCACATGATAGCCAGTTCTTGATGTATAAGTCCATAGTCTCTTTGACTACCTCCAGTCTTGATTCACGTTCACATGAAATTGATACATGATACACTGCGATATCTGCATCCAATATAGCTACTCTAAGAATTAGTACACCCTCCAGTCTTCCACTGGAAGATTATGCTTAGGCTTGTACTCTTTCCTATTTGAATCTAGCATTACTGAGATGTTAGGGTACACAGCTTTGAATGGAATCCTCCAAGCTGCATCTTTATCAACGACAAAGCACTCATCTATCTCAGACAACTTATAGTTGCCAACGTTACCGTTACCTCTACGAGAAGATAAGATTGCAACACGATATTCTGTGTCCTTGTATCTCCTCTTTGAACAAGTTTTAACTTGGATCTTTAATAGTTCCTCGTCCTTATGAGCAATGAAGTCTATCCTACTAGAGTCTACAGGGATATAAATATCATACCCCTTAGAACTATAGTAACTCATAGCCTTAAGCTCATTAGTTGTTCCAGTTTTAATTGTTACCTCCCGTTAGTTACTAGCCAGTCGTCAGGGTTGTAATCTTTCTGACTAGCTTTCGGTGTAGGGTTAGTAGTATCCAAGGTTATGTTAGTTCTTTCAGCAACACATGCTACAGGTATTTCCCATAGCCTATCCCCTTCAACTATAACTACTACGTCACAGTCTTCAAGAGTGTAAGGGGCATACGTCCCTCCGTTTCTTCTGTCAGACCTGAGTCTACATTGTAAATATTTATACTTACCAGACTGAACCCAAGTACCGGTCTTCACCTGTACCCTAGTGAACTCATTGCCTTTCCTTATTACTATGTCGTCCCTAGATTGAGACATCATAGTCCAGTAAACGGCATAGCCTTCTCTAGTATAATGCTCAGCTACTTTATACTCAGAAGCCATTCCTGTTAAATGATTATTCTGCATGTTACCTCCATCAATTATAAAACCATTTAGACTTAATCAATTGGGGAAAGTTACACCAAGAATGTAAATAAATATAAATCAATGCGTCGCTGCCCACGATGAACCTACCATAGCCTCGCCATCAATCTGACAACGGAAGCCTAGCATTTCACCAGCCTTATTCATAGATGATTCACAGATCTCACAGAACCTTTTAACATCCTTATCTGCTACTTCGAATTGGCCTTCATCATGGATATTACCAACGGGATGATAGTCCAATTGTTCTTTGTCTGCCTGTTCACAGACTAACACGAGCCATTGCTTCATAACAATAGCACCTGCTGATTGCAATAAGAAGTTTAATGCAGCATGTTCAGATTTAATCCTGATCTTACTACCATCAATTGACTTCAACCAACCTCTTGTTGCTGCTACTGCTACACCTTCCTTCAGCTTCTTAAGACTCGGCAGGGAATTAAGGAACGCTGTCTTTAATCTCTTACCGTCTTTAGCTGTACCATTAACAATCTCTCCGATCTTAGCATCACCAGCTCCATATAGGAAACCATAGATGAAAGTCTTTGCGTTGTTTCGGGTAGGTAAACCAGCAGCCTTTTGGTTATATGAGTGGATGTCACCGTGTAAGATTAAGTCAGTGTATTCTTTGTCGTTCATATAGTGGGCTAAGCATCTAAGCTCTAAGCCACTAGCATCACAACCTACCTGCTTATAACCACGAGGTACAGTGAATAACTTCCTACAGTCAGCGCCATAACCTCCCTCAAACCCAAAGACCAAGTGCCCCTCTTTGTCTGTCTTAGACGCAGGTACTTGTGCTAGGTTAGGGCCGGAGTGGGTACAACGTCTTGTTGCAGCACCTAAGGTATTCACATACCCATGGATCCTACCGGTATCACTATTGTATTTCTCAATCCATGAAGATACCATAGACTTTTTCTTTGAGATCATGAAGTAATCAGCAAGCAACTTAGCTTCCTCAAACTTAGAAGCAATAGATCCCAACACCTTTTCGTTTACGATTATGTTTCCATTCTCGGTATACTCTTTAGGTTTCCATCCTCTCATGAGTAACTGATCAGCAATTTGTTGTCTTGAACCTAGATTAAATTCAACCCAATCAATCCTTGAGAATTCACCATTGATGTATTCAACACCATACTCCCCATCAATCCAATCAGGGATAGGTACTACGTTTTGGTAGTTCTCTAGGAACTTAAGTCCAACAGAAGATAACCCACCGGACTTGACCACCCTTGGTTGTATCTCTCTAATGAACTTAGCCATGGGTTTAAAGGTCTTATGAACCTCATCCTCTAGCTCCATCATCTTCTCAGTTAACTCTGCTTCTAACTCCATAGCATTATCAATGTCAAAGAACCAACCATGTTCCATCTGTTGTTGGATTCTATAATTGAATTGGTGTTCAAGTAAAATACATTGATCACTAAAGCCCTGAAGTTCTTTCTTGAGATAGTTATATATCCGTGTTGTAACTAATACATCCTGCTTACAATACTCTAACATCTCTTTGCTGTAATACTCCCACCCTGCTTCAGATCCAAAGTCACCTTTGTTCAAACCAGCGTAGTACCCTAAGTTCATAAGGGTATGTGGGCCAACAGCTTTATCTTTCTGGTTGTGTTCATCCCATACTTTCGCAGGGCACTGAGGGTGTAAAGATCTGTCAGGCCTAGCTAGCCTAGATAATACTAAGGTATCTAAGGTCTCACCTTTAAACTCCTCACCATAAAGTTTCTTGATAGCAGGTAAGTCATAGCCAAGAATGTTATGTCCTATGAGAGTAGATGCTTGCATTAAATGCTTAACACCTTCTTCAATCTCATGAGGCTCAAACTCTCTGCATTCACCTGTATCAATATCCTCTGTAACAATACAGTGGATTGTAGTAACTTGATCTAATAGACCGTTACCTTCTATATCAAAGCTTAACCGCAAGCTTCTATTACCTCCTCTAAATTAATAATTCACAACCTCCTACTCGCCACGTTCTAGAATCTCGCGCCCAAGGGTAACTATGGCCTTGAAATGAGAACCTAAATAAATCTAGGTTATATCCAATTACTTCAAACGCTTGTCCTTCTAAGTCCCTAAAGAACCTATTACCATGAAAGCCTATAAGAGCTATCACATCACCATCTTCTACTATCATATTAAATACTCTATCATACTATCACTTGAATTAAGCCAACGCCTCTGGGCTTCTTCCCTATCCCTGAGCATGCCTGAAGTAACTGCTATGTTATCTTCATCAGCAATCCCTGAGCAAAACTCTGGGTTTCCTGATCTAGAATCTTCTATGACTAAGGGTTTATTAGGGTAATAATAAGTATTACCATCATAGAATGAAACAACATCACCGTTCCTTAATATCATACCAACCTCTCTGCATACCAAAAGGGATCAGGGAATCTATCAAACCAGCTATAGTCGAAGCATAAGGCATCATTAGAGTTTAAGATCCTACCGGTCTGATAGTCTACCCCTTCCCCTCGGATATTATAGTACTGGAAAGTTTCACTGTATATTTCTACATCTCTCTCCGCCTCCCCTACTATAAATCTATCCCTCCACTTAACTAAGAAAACCTTCATTACTCTAACCTCTCCATGTTTGACATATCTCTCCGAAGCTCTGCTATTAGACCTCTAAGATCCTCAAGTTCTTCTTCAAGACTTTCATAGTCTTCCCCAGAATACAAGTCCCTTTCCCTACAGATCTCATCGTCCGTTAGATCCTCTAACACATAGTCCTTAAGAACATCGAAGTCAATGTCATCTAGATCTACTTCTACATCTACTGATACTATGGTCATATCAATTCCTCCACATAATTAAACATGTTAAGGGATGAGTCTTTCTTCAATGTCCTTGTCTCATCATCTTCATCACAACTAGCTATAAAATGTTGGACATCATAAGCTCTATGATAAATGAAACTCCTAGAGGGGATTGATTGATCAAGTCTCTTAACAGCAATTACTTTATCTTCCTGAATAATCATACTAATTCCTCCACTATTACGTTTGTGTTAACAGGTCTCTCAACTAAGAAACTATTACTACAGATAGCATGATTGCCTATACAATCTAACAAGGTGAATTGTGATAAGGTAGTATTGGTGTAAGCTAAGATCCCTGACATCCAATGGTCTATCTGATCCCCAAGGTAAGTAGTTTGTTTCTCATAAACTGCCATGACTTTCATATCAGATACTCCCATTGAGTTCCACTATAAGGACATATTGTGCCTGTTCTTAGTAGGTATCTATCATCCATGTAGAAAAATATTTGACCATCATCATGACGTTCCTCGCCTGAAGCTAGTAATGTATGGAATCCCTCTACCTTATGTCTACCGTTATTCCTATGGATCACTTCATCAACAGGACCTATATAGTTTGTTTGCCTATACATAATAGATATAACATCGCTCATACTAAGTCCTCCCACTGGCAGCCCCACTTCGTTGATCTAGAGCCTATTAGATACATAGGGTCGTCACTATAATTTAAGCTACCCCAATCAGAATCACAGAAAAGTGTAAGACCATCATGTCTTATAGTGTGGCCATTAACTATGTTGTGATTAAAATCTTCCGTTACTATCTGCACGTCCCGGAACACTACCCGCCTGACATCACTCATATCAGAGACTCCCATTGACAATTAGATCTACAAGGTATACCACTGCCTAAAAGGTGCTCAGGGTCTTGGTGGAAGTTAATCCACCCATCGTTTTCCTTCCCTTCAGTCACGCAGTCTCCTTCATCAATCCGATCTCTGCCTGAATTAAAGTAAGGAACACCTACAACCTCTCGGGAATAGGCACCATAATACATTACCCTAACTACATTACTCATATTAAGTCCTCATCACATAGTTCTTCATGGAGATCTGCCTCAGCAGGGAACGACCAAGTGACATATTCAGTGCCTTGACTAGTGAAGAACTCCTCCATCGACCGGTGGTGCTCTCTGAGTTGCGTCGCTCTTGCTATCAATTCTTCTAAACGATCTTCGTCCATTATTAAAATTCCTCAACATCTGGTGCTAAAAACTCCTTAACCTTTTCAGTATCTCCAATCTCTACCATCCTACCAGTATCAGGATCAAACCACAGGTGGGTTGCAATCCCTGTCTGTCCTGTGTACCTAGACTTAAGTACACGGAGACGGGTAAGGTTGGCTTCTTTCTCATTCTCTGCTTGCTGGTCACGCTCTAATGCAATCACTGCATCACTCAACTGAGCAATAGCTTGTGATCCTCGGAGTTGTGCAAGGGAAACTTCAGCACCATTCTCATGGCCCTTATCCCCTGAAGCTCTCCGTAAGTGTGACACTAGGAACATAGAGACATCAGTCTCTTGCACTAGCTGCCTAAGCTTAGTCATGATAGCGTCGATGTTCTTCCTCTCATCTCCACCATCTTCTTGAGAACTAACTACAATTGATAAGTGATCTAAGACTACATGCTTACAGCCTAAGCCTTTAATCATATACCTGATCTGGGCAATCAAGTTATCACCAGAAGTAGAACCGAAGTGATCATAAGCAACTAACCTACCTGTTCCTGCGGTTGCCATGAACGCTTCCTTATAGGTCTTAGGGTCAACTAAATCCCTGTACTTTTTCCTATGCAACTGAGAGTTACAATGGATACCCATAATACCTTGAGTGGTTCTTACTGGTGTTTCTTCTAATGCCAAGATCCCTATCTTATCTTCTGTTGTAGTTAATAGGTGATACTCTAATTCTCGTACGATACTAGACTTACCCATACCTGAACCAGACGTTATTGTAACTAATTCAGATGTCCTGATACCATCTAGCATTTCATTCAGGCCTTCCCAAGGATAAGGGGTTGAAGGTTTCTCATCTTCCTCTAACACTTGGTCAAAGATATCTGCTAGGTTTATGATCCCGTCAGGCTGATGACGCTTAGCCTCCCAGAAATACTTAACAAATTCTTTTACCTGTCCTTGGACTAGGAAGTCATTGGCATCCTTGTACTTAGCCAATGGTACTATCTTAGCTTTGCCGGGAGTAATTAAGTTAGCACATTCTTTAGCTGCTTCACGACCGGGTTTATCATTATCAAAACAAATAACAACTTCATCATACTGCTCAATGAAATCAATGTTATTCTTAAAGTCTTTAGCTGCTGAGCCTGTACCATTTAGGACAGAGACTACAGGGTATCTACCATTTAGCATCATGCTAGCCGAACAGGCATCTAGATAACCCTCTGTAATAACTAACCTATTACCATTACCACCTGCTAAGTGTTGTCCGATAAGAGCCTTATCTTTGACATCACCCATAGCTGTAATCTTCTTCCTACCTTTCTCATCCCTTTGGCCCTTACAGATCTGAGCGCCTGATGGATTCCCTTCCTTGTCCCTAATCATAGTGAACATGTCACCACTTGCGTTGAACCTAATCCCATATCGGTTCAATACATCAGGTTGAATACCCCGATGCTTTTGTTTAGATCCCTCGAACTCCTCAGGGATATTGAATCTCTGAGTTGATTGTTTAATCTCTGAGTCCATAGGCATAGCCTGATCACCATCGTTTACTTGAGGGTGCTTAGGGGCTACACCAGTAGCTTGGAAATACTTTTCCTTGCTAGGGAATTTACTCTGACACTTATGACAGAACATACCATTGTGATATTCTGCCACAGCGTTAGAGCTACCACAATCAGGGCATGGGAACCCTGATCCTAGAAAGTTACTAATCTTTATCCTCCGCTTCAGGTACACTATCAAGTTTAGCTTGAATGTAAGAGCCTGAGGCCTGATGGATATGCTCCACCAAGCTCTCTAGTTTAATGAACTCTCCTTCAAGCTCCTCTAGTTTTTGTTTGGTTTGCTTGTAGGCAGCAAAGAGGAACGCATGATCCCTCTCTAGCTCCTCATACGTTGGTTTAGAACTCAACGTCTTGCACCTCTAACTCCTCAGAGAAATCTTCGAAGTCAATAGAGTTAGCTTCCTCAATAATCTGGATAGCATTCAGGTAGTTTGTAACCCCTGTCTTACCAGCGAATGAGTATGGCTTAGATGTAGCGAACACAACAACTTCAGAACCACGAGGGATTTCCTTGATGTTACCTTCAGCATCCACATAAGGATTCTTAAAGCGATCAACTACCATGCCTTTCTCTAGCTTGAACTTAGATTTAAACTTAGCAGTTGCTTGTTCTTGACCTTGATAATCTTTAACGTTGATTCCTACACCATTACTCTCTGCATCTGCTCGCTGATCGTCATTCAATGTAAGTACTAATTCATACTTACCTGTTGATTGATTATTGAATTTAGCGAAGTCTGCAATTGCTGAGAATAAAACTGAACCGCGTTGTTTGATTGTCTTTGCCATGTGTGTATAGTTCTCCTATATTATTAAAGAATAAAGATTAATTAAAGTGTAACGTTGTCTAGGTTTGCCTGATGTAAATCAAGCAATGTGAAGTACGGGGTCTCACCTTGAAGTCTTTCAAGTTCTTCATCGGAAAGATTCCCTAGGATTGCAAAGCAGCTATTCCTTTCCTGAGAGGTTAGTAATCTATGACGATCACCAAAGTCTCTCAGGTTCTGGTCTGCCCATAACAACCCTACTATCTGTTTCAAGGATAGATTTGAGAAGTTGTAATTAATATTACCTCCTAGTTATTACACAGTTAATTGGTTAAGTAATGTTTGTACTTGTTGTTGGTCACGACTACGGATTCGGTAGTTCGTACCAGCAAATGAAACACTCACTGTATTGTTTTGTTGCTCACGGATTTGGTTCTCTTGCTGAACCTGCTCAGGAGTAACTACTTCAACTCGACGTACATTGATAGCACGAGTCTGACCTTCAATCACTAAAGTACCATTGCTCACATTAATAGATCGAACAGTACCTGAAGTACCTACTCGGATACCGTGGTTACCGTTTCTGCTATTAACTCGTACTAGCGTACCCACTTCAACTCGTTGTCCTGTTGAGGTCTGAAGGGATTCACTAGGTCGATTCTGACTACTAGAGTTAGAGGTAGTAGCTTGAGCTGTTGCTGCTACACGCTCACCATTAGAGAAAGAATCTAAACGCCAGCGACGGACTCGACCTTCAACATTAATACCTAAGAATGCAGTACCAGTCTCAGAACCAACTCGGATCTCAGCAACAGTGTATGGGGTATCTTGGCTTAGGAATCGGCTATTGCTTAGATTGAACTGAGCCTGACCACCTACGTTTACCTGACTGCCATCCTGTAAACGTACACAACGTAAAGGTGAATCAACAGGTAGTGATGTATCTACTTCGTTGTTAGCCTGAGCTTCAGGCAGCTGAGGGGCTGCTGATTGACCACCTAATCGGAAGTTATTGGTGTTCAAAGTGTAACGTTGGGCACGTCCTTGATCGTTATGGACAGTCAAACGTACCTGACCGTTGTCACCTACAGTACAGTGGCGGACTTCATAAGCTCGACCTGCTGTTAAAGTAGAACCACGGAATTCATTAGTAGGTGTAACTGTCTGACCCTCTAGAGCCTGACGTGCTTCACGGTGATTACGTAATGTTTGGATTGATAGAGTTAGTGCTGGCATAGTAGTCTCCTGACTATTAGTTTCTTGAGTTTGAGTTTGTGTTTCAGTTGTTGCGTTAGGGTTAAGTGGAAGATCTTGCCAACGTAGAACGCGTTCACCACGGGAGATCTTATGGAATGCATCAGTGTAACGAGCTAAGGTAGTAGCCTCAAGACCCGGAGCCGTATTGACTTCGAGGATATAGAAGTTACCCTCTTGGTCAGTCATCATATCAACTGCACCGAAGTCTAAACCTAAAGCCCTACAGGCATTGACTGCCATTGCTTGAGCTACAGGATCCATCTGTAAGGAAGACAATGAACGACCTGAACGGATGAATACTGAACCTGCTGCATGGTTCCTGACATCATAGTTCCGTTGGCTTTCAGGGACATCTTGTCTAAAGGCCTTCCTTACACCATCAATAACTTGACCACCTGCTACATGTAATCGGAACTCATGTCGCTTGTTGACTAGCTTGGTGTATAAGGGAGCTTCGACTATATCACGAGGATGACGGGCAACTACAATGTCTGTTCCTGAGTGACCACGTAACTGAGTCCTACAGAATACACCACCATTCCCTGCCCATTCACGAGCCCCCCCTAAGCTAGTACAAAACTCAGGGATGTTAATTTGTTCATCATTAGAGTGGTCTCTATTCCAACGCCTAATAGTTTCGAAAGCCATAAGCTTATTAGTAGCTCGCCATGTCCTTGGGTTTAACACTTGCAGATGACTACCAAATGCATTGAACTGAGAAGGGGTTACAGGTTCACCCCCATTCCCACAGCCCCAGTTGATAGCTAGGTTGACATTACTGTAACGGCCTACACCCCTTCGGTCCAAGCGACGATAACGAGCTACTACACCATCAAGTTCAGATAAGCTTACAGCTAAAGCCCTTGCACCATCAGAAACCCGAGGTGCCATGATTAAAATCCTAGACATATTATCCTCCTAGGGTTTGATTAGGGATATCCTGTAGGACATTACGTCCCGCAGGCTGAGCGAACAGTGCAACGAAGTCCTGTGCATTCCTGATCCCATCTAATATATCATCGTCAACGCCTTCGTATGATAACACACCTGAGTATTGGCCAAGGACTTGTTGGAATATTGTTTCAATCCCAACCTCAATCTTAGTATCAAGGATGTTATTAGGGGAACGGTTAGGTTCCATAGCATACTGATGCATCTTTAACAGGACATTAATCCATCGGATCAACGCGGTAGAACTTGCAGTACCATGGTGCATTCGGAACTCAAGGGAACCGTAGTGCGGGATGGAACTTAAGTTAATACCTGCATACTTAACTTCATCTGGTGAGAATAGAGATCGTAACTGATCACGGTTGATGTTACCATGCTGACGGTAGCGAGATACCAAACGATACAAGCGACCAAGTACATCATCAGCATCAGACATTGGCAAACAGAAGTGGTTCTTGTTTCGATGTGGTTCTACATAATTGTATAACACAGGCTCGAACATGATTGCTAATGTGAGGAAGTTAAACAACTGGATCTCTGTCATGTCACGGACATCAACATGGACATGGACTGAAGTCATCTCAGGGAACTTCTCATTCCCACCCATTCTATCAACCAATGATTCAGCTTCCTCAAGAGCTGATACTAAATCAGTACCGCCTTGAGGTTCACGTAGAACAATCTCAAAGCCCTGTACTGAACCCTCAGATACTGGTCGCCAATACTCTGAGCGATCCACTGGATGGGAGCTAGAGTTTGTTTGGATCTCAATCTCTACCCCTACCTTAGTACCTGATACCATTAAGCCCAACTCACCTGCTAAACCACCTGAACTACGTCCAATAATTTCACTGACTAACATCAAGAGATCTCCTCTAATTGTTCTTGAAGATGTTGATAACTACTAACTAACTTGACTTGTTCTTCTTCAAGATCATACCAACCTACTATTGCTCGCTTGTAGTAAAGGACAATACCTTTATCTTCATGCTTAGCTAAGGCAAACTTACTACCAATCGCTATTGAAACAGCGTCAGTGTCTTTGAGTTCATTCACTGCATTCTCAACAGAAGAATATACATCATTGAAGAATGTAAACAAGGCAGCCCCTAAGTTCCCACGGTCACTATAGTCCACCCCTCGGCCACTACCAGCAGGGGTACGATGTAGGTGTGAGTAAACTAAAGAACGTTTGTACTGGCGAAGGGCACGAGTACAGAAGTACACTGCTGTCTTATCACCATCAACATTCCTTAGGGTAGCATAACCACACTGAGGACGATCAAGTAACAAGCGATCATCATTCAGTCCGATGTTCATATCACTATCCCCTTGGAACCCTTGGACCTTAGAGATAGAGATACTATCTGAGCTACTAGCACCATGACAACGATAAGGAGTAACCGAACCATCACGTTGTACTACACCTACATAGGTATCATTGTGACGCATAGAGATGTCACCTGAACCACGGTAGCGTGAACTAATATTAATATCAGGCATTATCTTCCTCCTAAACTGGTAACTGAATGTTGTATTTACGAATGAGTTCTTTAGCTCCTTGTTTATCAGAGCTGTTAATAACTCTTTGGATTTTAGCAGCATCTTCCGAAACATCTAAACCTTCCAAGACTTTCTTGATAGTAACTTCAGTCTGGTCATAGACCCAACCAATGTACTCCTTGCTCTTTAACCAGAAGTTACTAAGCGAACGATACTCTACACCATAAGGCTTAGAGCGGTAAGCACCAGCAGCACCGTAAAGACTACGACGTTTCTTGTCGTCATCTAAAAGGACTGAAGGAACACCGAGCATTAAGTCCATCATCTTAATGATCTCTTGACAGATAGCTTGGTGTTCCTGATCTGATGAGTGAGCGTTCTCAGTGAAGCCCACATGGATATGACCACCCGCCGTACGGAAATCAACGTCGCCGTTGGGCTTAGGGTTAGCTGCACCTTGCATGTATGCATTGTAATCAGCAGAGCAACCTAGCTCTTTAGCTTCATCAGGCTGCTGGTCAATTAAAGCTTTACCAAAGTTAGCAGTTGGGGCTACTACTAGGGTATGACCCTGAGGAATTTTCTTTACTAAGTCTTGCATGACAGACATCGTATTAACGATAAACACCTCACGGCTTTCAGCTGGGTTGATGTTGAACTCCAAGGCCATTCCGTCAACTTGGATAGCCCCTTTCTCTACTGGACTAGGAGCTTCTTTAGTTCCTTCAACCATACCATGTGCTGAAACAAGACCCTGCTCGTCCTTTACGAACAGCTCAGGATCACACCCAACAGTTAAGTCAACTGCTACACCATCTACTATGATAGTACTCATAATTTTTTCTCCATCTCAGGATTCTTTTCATAGAATACACAGACGTCACAGATAAATTCTTTCTTATCTCCGTCTAGGTACATACCAAACGACAGGGCATCTTCACGGGTGAATGGTGCATCACACTCGCAACAGTATACCCCATCGTTATTACTTCTTTTGAGCTAGTTCTTTCTCTTGCTCAACTACTAACTCAATGCCCTTAACGACCTCAGGTTCTTGAGATACTTTCCATGAAGAAGGGATCTCATTCATATCAAACAAGTAGTTAGTTACTTCTTCTACCTGCTTAATAGTATCACCACGTAGGACAACATCAAACAATAGCTTAGCTTGTGAGTCAGACAACTTACCTAACTGCTTAGCTGTATCTTCAGCTTTGATGCCTTGAATGTAAGAGCTACCAATAGAGTTACCTTCAGCTACCAACTCATCAAACTTCATCTTAGTACAAGCATGGATAATAATATCAGAGAAAGGATACTCAACCATCTTCCCTTTCAAACAACCCAATATTTTCTCAGGTTCTTTGTTAACAGATGATGGATATACAGCAAAGCTCTTGATGAAGAAAGGGATTCGCTTATCTAACTCAGTTGCTTGCTGGTCAGCGGCATTAATGTAAGAGCGAACACCAATCTGCTGACGACCTAGATGGTCTAACACCTTAGAAGATGAAGCTTTCAGAGTCGTTTCCAGACTAGGAGTAAGCAAGTACTCAGTACCAACGCTGTTATCCACTGCTGCATGGCAAGGGATTCCAGTACTGCTGTTACCAGTAGTGCTAGTCCCAGTAGTTTTGTTAACACTACCGGTGTTTGAGTTTCCTGTGGTGACGCTTGTCTTGTTTGCGCTGGCGCTTGCGTTGTTTGCGCCCTGACTTTTTTTTGTGTTAGTACCCCCGACGTAATTGCCATAGCCAGTGTACGTAAAGGGCTTAGAGACTTCCACTGAGGTCACCTCGCAGCCCTTAAGATCTACAGAATTTTGGTTGATTGGGAAAGACCAGATCTCACCCACCGGCAGTTCTTCTGTACGATCATAACGGAAACCACCTGATGCCATCGTCATGTCACGATCAAGTAACCACTTAAGCATATCTTTTTCTGATGCCCAGTAGATCTTACCTAAGCGTTCATCAAATGCTAGGTGGAGTGGGCGCTCTGAGTTTCTTACGAAGTTAAGGGTTTGTTTTTCTTCATCAACCCACACTAAAGCAAAGGCACCGTTAAGCTGAGGGATAACTTCATGTGCTTCACCACGAGACATTGCAAAACAAATAGCTTCACTGTCTACTGTAAATGTTTCACTAGTACCACGTGTTAGGTTGTAGTGAGAAGTTAAAGAACCATTGTGCATTAAGGTAATGTGACCATGCTTAAATGGGTGAGCAAACTTATGATTGTCTGATGCACCTTTAGTTGCATGGCGGTTATGACCTGCAAGGATTGTTAATGATTGAGAAATGCCAGTGATTAAATCATACACAGGTAAGTCTAAGAAATACTTTGATGACATAGCTAACTTGGCATGTTGAACAGACATTGCCTGACCATTATGGGCTACTCGCATTACACCTGTTGCATGTTTACCACGGAACACATCTGCTAAAAGCATCTGACCAAACAAAGTTACATCACGCTGGATTAAGTTACCAGCTACACCTACTAAACCACAAATGGGACTATCCTCCGCCTCTTTAAAGGCTATTTAATAAATTTATTTACGATGTACTCTACTCTTTTATAGGAGATACCTAACTGCTGGGCTATACTAAGGTAGGTAATACCCTGTTCCCTTAGTACCTTAACAGCTTCCTTCTCCTCGTCAAGGACTTGATGGTGTGTTCTTCCACGTTCACATCTATCCCTTACATTATCAGTAGGAGTACCAATGATTAAGTGATTAGGGTTAATACACTTAGGGTCATCACATGTATGTCTAACAACATAACCTGAGATGTCCTTATCATTAGCTAGTTCATAAACAACTCTATGAACCTTAGCATTACTGTTGCCCTCGATCAAAGCACGAGGATACCCATCGGTATTTAAAGCCCTTGTCCAAACCATACAGCCGTTACATTCTTCTGTATGTTTGAGGATTGTTGTTAAATCTTTCTGCAATTAACCTCCCATTACAAATTTGTACCAATCACCATCACTTACTAACTGATTACGTAAGTAACCTACCTCATTCTCAATGAAGTATACCCAACCCTGACGACCATCCTCAAGGGTAACAACCTCACGGTTATAGAACATAGGATAACCCTCAAGACTATCAAGCCTTTGGGCCTGAGGTTTATCAGCTACCTCATACACCTCTACTTTGATAGGGGTTTCATGTTCCTCATCGGTCTTAAAGATCGCAGGGAAACCACCAAGGCTACGCATCCTGAAGCCCTTAGGTAACACGCCATCATCTTGTTGTTTACTACCTTGGATAACTCGGTGGTTACCAAGACCCTTTCTGAGTGACCCATACACAAAGCATAAGCCACCTACCATTACTGAAGCTGGAGTTACTGACATCATTATACCCCGTGATGTAAGTTAATTGATTGGAATGTCCCGAACTTCTTAACCTCTGCATCTAGCTGTAAGGCTACACCGATAAGAGATAGAGGTTCAATACAGACTTGGTTGTTGTGCACTGTTAATGATTGGCTAGTACTTCTGCCTAAACCACGACTGCCTTGACTACGAGGCGCTACATAACTACCACTCTGATAGAAACGACGTTGTACATACTGAGGGAAACTGAAATTACCAGTCCTGAAAGAGTTCAAGATCTCTTGTTGATAACGACCAGTGTCTCGGTACTTAGGGAAAGGATTACTATCATTATCTTTGTACTCCCAAGTACCAGCAATGATGGCTTGGAAATCTGACAAAGCAATCCTGCTGAAATCAAACGGAGTGTCGTCACCGATATCAGGGTAAGCGTTCAACGAAGTGCTATAAGCAGAGTTCTGAGGCTGGGAGTTCAAGCCGTAACCTAAGACACAAGTAACAAAAGCTATGTTAGGATTACAACCTAGGTCACATGCAGTTTTAAAGGCCTTGAGGACGTGTTTGTTACCATTGTGTAAGTAAACTACAAAACGGAACATAGAAGCTGTACCAATCACAGCATGGCCTGGAATGTCTGTCTTGATATCTACTTCATTACCTGCACGGTTCAATCTACCTTGTTCAATATTTAATCCATTAACATACTTACGCCAAGGTGACTGGGTAGCTAAGTAATCAAGCATGAACTTAGCATCACTATCAGCAGAATGATCACCTCTTACACTATTGTAAAACTCATAGATGTAGTTAGTAACAGGGACTCCACCACAGTCGTTACGGAAACGAGTACGACAATCACCATGACGACCTGAGAACCCAAAGCAACCACCTGAGTCACGGCCTGATTGACCGCCTTCAAAAACTAATCTAACATTTGGCATCTTAAAATGCTCCTAAAAAATTATTAAAAGAACCGAAAGTCTCAGGCTTAAATAAGATAAGCTTCTGTGACTTCTTACGTAGAGCATAGAACATCTGACCACTGATTGATGTGATCTCTAATGCACTTACCCGTTCACCTTTCTCAAGATGACATCCACCATCAGCTGTAGCTAACTCAGTGGTTGTACCCTGAGATACTACAAGTGCTACCTTTTTATTTACCGTGAACATTTATTGTACCTGCTCTTAAGTTTTGTATTTTAAAGTTCATCCTTACACCCCTTGGTGACTTAAGCATCACCGCTACTGTCCCTGTAGTTACTGACTTATAGATATTACAGATTTCCATAGGTAAGTTAGAGGGGAACAACGTGGTTGAGTCTCTTACTACCATGACTGTACCACCTATTTCTATAACCGTTCCATCATCTAAGGTTACTAACATATAACCTCCTTTTGGTTTCAATTGCAACCATACATGCCCCTAAGAACCTTAAGGACATGGAGTCTACAACTACATTAATGAGTAAAACATATTAATTGATTGGGTAATAAAGAAACCACCAACACATCCCAAGAAAGGACTAGCTTCTATGTCTCTAGTAGTACCTAGTGAGGCATTAATTGCTAAAATTAATATCACAATACCTACTACTAAGAATATAACTGATAGGATAAATAGCTTCATACCTTAATCCCACTTCTGTTTCATAGGGATTAGCTTAGTACTATAACGACCAAGCAATATCAATACCACCATCGAGGTAGTAATTAATAATAACTTAGTAGTTAATACCAAGCCAACTAACATCGCTATGAATAAGATAACTAAAGCTAATGTCTTCATCGTCCCTCTCCCTCTCCCTCTACCTCAGTAAAGAATTTCTTATCGCATATACCACCCACTAAACCAATAATCCAGAGGAGAGTTTTAGTAGCCGTAACACAGATTAACATAAACTCCCAAGCCCCTGATGACCAATGGCCTATGCTTTCATAATAATTAAACAAGAAGACAGTAGGGATTAAGACTGCGGCATTAATAGATACTACTGTTAACCACAAATAAAATAACTTACTCGGTTTTATCATCATCTTTCTCCAGTTTAGTTATCCGTTCTTCGTGATTATCCTTAGCTTGAGTTGTCTTAGCAAGCTTACCTGACAACCAACGGGTTGAATATATCGTAGAGGCTAAGCCTAAGATACTCAAGGTAGCTACAGGAGCTAAAGTAAACACATAGAATGTTAAGTCTAAAACTACAGCAGCTAAGAGACCTCTCCAAGTGAAGCAAGACCTTGCCTTAACTTCCATCTCAGTAGATACCTGACCTTTAATTTTCTTATAAGTTAAGTTACAGCCTCCATCAGCTCTCCTCACGTAGGTAGATACTTTCTCGCAGTGGTGTACCCTCATCAGGGAGATAAGATCATCGCAAGGAGGAGAATAATACTGACCTAATATCCTATCCCATAAATGATACTGCTCTCTATATTCATACGATGGTACTTTCTCTAGCTCATTACCTTTATAGTAAAAGACATAACTATCATCACCAATAATAGCCTTAGGAACCTTACAATATGTAATATTACCAATGAAATCACATACAGTTTTAATAGCGCAGAACTTATCTTCACCCCAAGCCTCTTGGTTCAAGGAGTAGTTAACAAGCCAAGCAAATAGCACCCCACTTGCTCCTAATGTAACCAACGATATCATGATAGTTACCCAAGACATAGATACCATTAAATAATTTTGTAAGAACTCTAACATAATTACTCACCTTCTAGTTTCTTAATTCGGGTCTCATGATTATTAGTTTTAGCTGTTACTTTCCAGAGACGACCTGATAGGAATCTAATAGAAACACCAGCAACTATAGTACCTAAGATACTTAAGGTTACTACTGGATAACCAGCAAAGGTAGTAAAGCCAAAGTCACAGCCCCAAGCAACCAACGCACCAATAAAGAACCACCTGATTAACTTGATAATATCAAAGCAAATCTCTGTCTCATGTTCCTTATAGTCCTTAGCGAACTCAAAGATCTTAGGGATTTCCCTAGTGGTATAATCTAAATCACCATCACGATCTAAGTAAGCATATCGAGGCAAGTAATCAGTATCTTCTTTAAACACTAACCTCTTATCATCTTCAGATAATTCTTCAAGATAAAAACAACCACCATTTACCCTAACATAAGGTTGCATGAAAGGCTTAAAGATCTTGTTAAACAAGGTGAAGCTATCGAACAGAGGTTTATCGAGTTTATCTTGTGACAACAGGTAGTAAACCACTATCCCTAGAACTAAGCAGATAAAAGAGGCTGATATATAAGCCCCTGCTAAATATAAATAAGCTACTAACACAGACATAATTATTAACCTTCTAACTTAGAGATACGGTCTTCATGGTTGTCAGTTTTAGCCGTAACTTTCCACAGCTTCTTAGAGATGAATCGGGTAGCGAACAGGGTAGAGATAGTACCTAGGACAGATAAAGTTGCGAGAGGGGAGTAGGTAAAAGCTAATAAAGATAAATCAAGGAATATACCAGCAAGTACTAAGCGGAATAGCAAACAAGCTATATGCCAAAAAGATATACCTAAGGTAGCTGAGGAGTGATTAGGTTCTAGGTAGCAATCCAATGCTCTTTTATAATCTGAACAACCACCAATTGAATCATCACCATATTTCCGTAGATAACATTGGGTATATTCATGATTTGTGAATAATTTATTAGATAGGAAAGGGAGTAAATTACCCCAAGTATAAGAGTAATAATTACTGTTCCATTTAATCTGAGGAACCATTAAGAACTTAAAGATCTTAGAGAATAACCCAGTGATTTTAAACAGGGGTTTGTCTAAATCATCTTGAGCTAAAGCGAAGTAAGCAATAGCATTAACTACTAAAGCTAGGATGGATAAGAGAATCATAGTAATTAATAATACTGCAAGACTCTTAAGGACAGGTATGTACCCAAAGGTACTAAAGATATAATCTATCATAGTTATATTCCTATATTAATTAATATTATAGATATAAATAATAAATAAACCTAAAGACCTTAAGGTATACTTAATATTATATCACACTTTTCACTTCTTGTCAACCTTTGATTCGAAATAATCAATAATATTTATAATTATAATCAAACCAACTAACACTCCGCCTGTTAACTTAATGTAAAAGGGTTCGTGTAAATAACATACTAATGCAAAAACCACCAACAACACTGTTGCTATTGCTTCTAATACCCTGCTATCCTCGCACATATTTGTTCCATAATAATTGAGTTACGATAAGTAAGACAGAAAATACCATCCATAAAGCCCCTACAGGCCCTAGGGTACTGAGGATTAAGCATACAAATGATACAGATAATACTTTAACATTAGGTTCAGTTTGGTTATCTGTGAGTATAAATACATAACCAAACAACCAAATGATAGCTATTGAAATTAAATATACTGAGAATGAGAACATGTTAACTCCTTAGGTACTTAAGGGCTTTAGCTATACACCCACAAAACAGAAGTAATACCCCTGCCCATGATAATATAGCCATGGTAAACATAATACCACCTACAGTCCCAGAATCAACCTTACTAGGTAGGAACAACTCAAGTAAAATACAAAGTACGAGACTAACTACTAAACCTATTAAATAAATTTCCATAATGTTTCCTCTATTAGTTAGTCTGTAGGTAAATATAAGAGATACAAACAAGACTCAAAGCCCAATAGATAACACAACGTACATGGTTTTCTTCTTCACTATTTACCATAGCAAACAGGGCGAATATGAAAGAAAATATCATTGCTAATATAATCATAATCTATTCCTCTTTAGTTAGTTAATGTGGTATTGTGGTTAGGACTCGAACCTGTTACATCGCTGTACCCCAGCCGTATATCTTATATAGCGATAGGCTTACTCACAATATGGCGTCCCCGACTGGATTCGAACCAGTGACCTACGGCTTAGGAGGCCGTCGCTCTATCCATCTGAGCTACGAGGACTTAATTAGTTAATCTCCAAGAATAACAATCATAATAGCCCCTAATTACTTAAGGGCTACTAGTTTATTACTCATCAATAGTAATTTGTTCGGCCTTAGCTTCTACGAGCTTATCAACCGCTGAGCCATTGAACTTACCTAGAAGTTCATCAAGCATACCCTCAACGTCAATCTGATCTACTAGCTCATAGTAAGCTGAGGTCATCATGGCTTCGGTAATCGCAAGAGCTTTAGGGTTCTGAGAACCTATCTGCTGGACTGCGAAGGATGCTGCATTAGCAATTGCAATTTTAAACAGGGGATGGTCTGCTGCACCTTTAAAACCCATAGGGAGTTTAGGCTTAATCATCTTAGCCGCTGCATTATTAGCAGTTTTACCTACTTTTAACTTAGCTGCTTCAATACCCGCTGATTTGTTTGCTACTGCTGTTGCTACTGCTGTTTGTTTTAACTTTTGCATTGTTGTATTTTCCTGTGGTGGTTCAACTTTAACTGCTTTAATTTGTTTTTCAACCCACTTCTTATAGAAAGTATGGGTATCTTCATACGCTTCGAAGTATTCCTTATATAGAGGCTCAACTTCAGAGTTCTCTAAGATTGACCAATAACTACACTGACTATCTGTAGTGATCTTAGAACCGTTACATAGAACAATCTCACTACCGCATACATGCCTTATTTCCCTGAGTTTAAAGGTACAATTTCTAGCACCTGCATTAGTGATATACATCCCTGCCTTAGCATTCCAAAAGGTTAACTGTTTAGGGTTAACTTTTTTGGGAACTAGGTGTTTAGTTTCAATAAGCTCATTAAAGATCTTTTGGTTGATAGGGACTTTCCTGTATGTATAGGTACTATTACCGTCAACGATTAAATCATAAAGGTCTAAACTACCATCATTATCATTGATTTTTCCTTTAACGTAAGGGGAAGAAAAGCAGAGGTATCTAGAAAAAGCATTACCTCCTTCATCATACGTCTGTGTTATGCGTTCCCATTCGTTTTCAGAATACTCCCAAGATAGGAGACTATCCTGTTCTTCATCAGTACATCCTATTTCAAAATAGTCTACTACCTTATCAATGAAGATCTTATAGCTCTCTAAGTCCTTAAAGACAAAATTACCTTTATCGTACCAATTAGCCATAATAGCCTCCTAGTACTTAGGGTGATCGACGTCCTTAGATACCTTAAAAGGCATAGGGGCGTTAGGTTTTTCGGGATTAAACACAAAACCTGCGTCAGCGTTCAGTTTATCTCTGTCAGCTTTAGCAGTTGATTTCTTATTAATCCCTGATACAACCGTTTTACCAGTAACATTCGATACAACTTTAAAATATTTCATAGTTAAATAACTCCATATTAGTTTAAACAAAGTGTTAGATTGTATAAATAACAATCATAAAAACAACCCCGTAGGGTTGCTTCTAGTTTGCTACTGGTATATATGGTCTTCAGGTAACGTTATCCGAGCAAATACACGGTGGACGTCTCTGTCAACAGGCAAAGATTCATGTATAAAGTGGTTATTACCATAATACACTAGGTCTTCTTTGAGCAATTCAGGCTGATCTAGCTTAATATGACTACAATCACCACCAACATTAGGCATACCATCGTACTCACCTTGCCAACCTAAGCAGCTAGCGAAGTTTGTAGCCAAGATAACACCACCGTTAGGATTATTATACTGTCTATCGTGCAAGTTAGTGTTAATAGCAGGGCCATTTTCACCAACTTTCCAACCATTACCACCACCTGAACCCCCAAAGGACATCAAGTGTGGCTCATAGTTGCCATCAATGTGCGCCCCACCACGTCTTAAAGTCCCTTTGGCCTTCAAGGTCTTACCGTGAATGGTAAAATAAGCAGTTCCAGTGAGGGTTTTAAGACCTTGGAGCATATCCTTAGCAACCTTTTGTAAATCTCGGGGTAAACCTGAGAGAGTCTCAAGGTCGAAAGGGATCATAGAAAACTCACCATTGATATATGGTAAAGTTATCTCATTGACAGCTCTAAATTGACTTTTCATAATTAACTCTCTTAGTTTTGATTAATAACAATCATAAATACAGCCTAATGAGACTGCATCGAGTTTGCTACTTCATATCAGCTTCTATAACTTCATTAACATAATCCCAGTTAGGTTTCTTAAGCCTAACATACCATGATGGTCGATTATGAAAATAAACATATATCCGCTGCTTATAGTCTCTAATTCTCCAAACGAAGAACTTGTAGTTACAATAATGTTGATAAGCATACACAACACCATTCCGTTTAGCTAACTCCTTAAAGCAACTAGGAGCTGCTACAGGAGGATAAAAGAATGGGGTAGAGGGTATATTCATCGGCGGTTTAGATAATAGCTTCACAAGGCGCTGAGGGGCTATATTAGGCATTAACTGAGCTAATTTAGCCATACAACGATATACCCACATATAATTGTACTTAGACTCCCTAGCCCAGACAACAGAGGGATGATTAACATGAGTTACTTTATAGTAATCTTCGTTATCATCATCAATGTTATCTAAAAGCCGGTGAGCTGTACTCAATATCTGGCAATATTCTATTATCATCTTACCTCTATGCTGACTACAATGATCTAATGCAGCCTGCTCAGGGTCGTGATTAAGGTAAAATACATTCATAGTTTTGTTTATTAGTTAAATAAATAACGAAATGTTATTCAAAAAAGCCCCTAGGAAGAGATCAGAGATCTACGAAAACCTAAGGACTTTGAGTATAACATTAACTAAAAGGAACATCTATGATATTCATAAAAGCCCCTGCTGCAACAAGGACTTTGAGTATATCATACATAAATATAAGGAATGGAAATATATTCATAAAAGCTACTTAAACCACCACTATTGGGTAATCAACAGATTTAAATAGCTTTGAGTATATATTTAAAGGAATATGGGAAAGTACACCCAGAGAAACCCCTCAGACCTTTTAGCCATTACGGTGAACGCAACAAGGCTGGATGGTCTAAAGGGCTTCGAGTCTGCACTTAGGCCGCTGAACTCATCTTATAGTCAGCTTTTTGGCAAATAGATTTAACAACACCATACTTGTTCATTACTAGAACTTGTTTAGCCTTAGGAATCTCTTGGATTTGAGAAACTGCTGGACGGTGGATTGTTACATTAATCATTTTTCTGCTCATAGTTATTTCCTTAGTTAGTTATAAAGCCCTATACGGGATTGTAAGAGCTTTTAGGAAGATACCCAGTACCATTGTACCAGATACCCTCTTAAAAGCGCTCCTAGACGCTTACAGTGAGAATTAGCCCTATTATTAGGACTATGAACCCACTAATTGCATAACTTACCGCACAACCTTGATGAAATTCCTTAGATTTAATTAAAAATGGTATGGAACTTAATAGGTTGGCAATAAATGCAAGTACTAACAATATAACAGTGATTACATAAAATATACTAGACATATAAATAACTCTCTATTACTTCTTTAGCCTTGGGTGTTAGTTGATTAGAGAAATAAGCCTCTAAGCATCCAACTGAACATACAACATCACCATGTTTATTCATGACAATATTACCTTTGATTTGAACTTTAGGTTTACAGTCAATAGGGTATTCATCATATAAATTATTTAGCATAGTTATTACCTTTAGTAGTTAATGGATTAAATAATAATCATAATAACCCCTTAGGACTTAAAGACCTAAAGGGCTACTAGTTTATTACTTATCTTGATCTAAGTCAAGCATCATGTATGAATTACCGTCAGGATCAACATATATACCATTACCATCTCGTAGTATATCAAATATCTTACTAGCTGTATCTAGCATAGTACTAGATGGACTTACAGTCCCTTTAACCCCACAATAGAAGTTAATAAACATAGATCTAGCAGTTAAACCCTTATAAGTTAATACACTGGTATTATTTAGCTTAGTCGTAATCGTGAAAGATACGTTATTCATAGTTATATTCCATATTTAGTTAATTAATGTTATTCATAGAAGCCCCTAAGACCTATAAGGCCTTAAGGGATTCGAGTATAACACTAGGCTATGCTGCTACTTGTGTTGTTTCTGGTTCACCTTGTACCGCTGGACTTTCAACAGGGCGCTCTAAGAACGCTTTAAGTGTTGCTAGGTCAATATCAGTATTATCAATAATAGTCGCTAATACTTCTACAGCACTATGATTACCTTTTTCTTCGTCCATTGCTTTTGAAATATCATTAGCAATGTTCTTAAGATAATCTACCTGCTTATCATCCATTGTTACATTTTCATCAGACCATGACCAAATATCATTGGTTGGTTCTGCTAACCATGCTTCAACAGTAGGCAATAAGCGCTCGTACTTAGCCTTAGATTTCTTATTGAAAACTAATGCCTGACGATTACCACGACCTTTAGTGGCAAATGCTTGTACGTCTTTCTCATAGTTGCTAGTGAAAGCAACGAAGTTATTGAAATACATAGCCGCTGTACGCCAGTTCATAGGTGTTAAACGGAAATTACCAGAATCATCAGTACCCATTAAGGTATTGATTAACTGTACGTCTCCGTGTTCGTACGCATGAGCTAACAGTTCACGTGATAAGACTGACAGGCCAGCTTTGGTAACTCTTTCCGCTGCTGTTACTTCTTCAATCTTAGCTAGTAGTTGTGCCGCTGATAGGGTAGTATTGATAGTATTTACTTGTGTAGTCATAACTGACTCCTTACATTGTGTTTACGTTAATTAAAGTGTCAAAGCCTACTAAAGATAATAGACTTTGAATAAACCACCAAACCCCTAAGACCTAATGGCCTTAAGGGCTTGATAGTTTAACACTTTAACTAATTGGTTAACTATCTGATTCAACCAACCACCAACGACTATTCGTTTATACTATTATCCACCTCTAGGACTGGACTAAACAGGGAGTTCATACTATGAAACAGGGAGTACGTCTAGTGTTACCACTAGATAACTTCAAGTTCTAAGGGGATTGGTCAATATACATTAATCGTATTACTACAAAAGAAATATATATTGAAAGAATCAATTAACCAAGTTGTTAAAGAGCAATAATAATTTAGGGGCTAAGAGAAGTAAGTCAGTTCATCAAGGCTCGCTCAGGGTTCACAACGCAATTATCTTTATCATAGCCTTACCTAGAGGAATCAGCTAAAAGTTAACGCAATTGCTAGTAGTGAGCTAGTTTGTACCTCTAGCTGCTTCTAGTCTTGCTAACTGAGTAGATAGCTACCCAGTATAAACCTAAATTATTAAATAACACCTGTAGCATATGAGCCAGTGAGGGATTGTTAAAGCTGTTTTCTCAGCTTGTGGAGGTCATTATAAACCACCTGTTTGCCTTGTCAACCGTTAAATCAAAATTAATTGAAAAACTTTTAAGGTCTAGCTTAGCACCTTGGGATAACCTATTGAAGCGTTGCCCCGTTGACGATTTAAATAGTAGCCCAGATGTTATTTTAATTGCAAGCATTAAATTGAAATAAATTTAAAATAGTTTGTTAATTGTTGTTTTTATTGATGTTTTTATTTCACCCCTTACAGACCTATAGCCCTTAAACACCCTGTTAGAAGTTATTAGTTAGTTATATACGTGTGCGTATACGTACGTGCAGATAGATAAACTTATAGCCCCTAGACCTCTTGTGGGCTCTTAGAGCCTTAGAGCCTTGTAGATGGCTAGAGGGCTGGAGGGCTAGAGGTAGAGACTTATAGATACTTGGAGGGCTAGAGGGCTGGAGGGCTTTAAGGCTAGGAGGATAGCCCTAAGGCCCTTTAAGCGGCTAGCTGTCTACCCTTAAAGCCTTGTAGACGTCTATAAGTCTATAAGTCTATCAGTCTATCAGTCTAGCCTTGTAGACCTATAGCCCTATAGCCTTGTAGCCTTGTAGCCTTGTAGATCTCTAGGTGATGGATGGATAAGTATCTACAACGCTAGATGCTTAGATAGATAGACGTCTAAGTGTCTACAACGCTAGACGCTTATACATACAGACTTGTGGGCTTAGAGATGCTTAGGGGTCTAAAGGGACAGTAGGGGTCCCCATGCAGTTTAACAGGGACATATAAATTTTATAAGATTTCATATGGTGTCCAACTTAGATCACTACTGACTGCTTACACTATCCCCTTAGGCCCTGTGGTTACCCTGTGGTTACCCTGTAGTTACCTTGTAGTCCCTGTAGTTACCTTGTAGTCCTTGTAGTACTTGTATCTCTACTGTAAGTACTGTAAGACTCTAAGGGTAATAAACAGGGAGTAAGAGATCTATATAACAGTTCTTAGTGATTTATTTAAAATAATCCTTGACAAATCATTAAAAGTATGCTATAATATATAGATATCTTAAAGTAATTAAGGAGAACTTAACAACATGAACCAAGAACATTTATTTAATTTTGATAATGACCTTGTTAAATATACTACTAGAGAAGTATTAAAATATATCAATGAAAGTAATTCTAATAAAATATTATACCACTACAATAGAATGACTGCTAATGAAATTACTCAAGAAGTCCTGTTAAAGGTATTTAAATCAAATCAAGGTAAAGTTAATAAAGCTTATATTAGGAAAGCTATTAGGTTTGTATGTATAGATCAGTATAGGAAACAAAGAGATTTAGATTTAAACGTTGTAGTAGGTAGTGATAATTATGATGAAGATGAAGATGTTACTGTAGATAAACATTTAGATAATGATCCTAATGAACCTGATCCCCTGTTCAAATTAATATCCCTTACTGATAATCTTAAATACCTAACCCCTGTTGAAAAAGAGATATACCTTAAGGCCTTAGGGGGTGATAAGGGTAAAGATATATATGAAGAATTAGGTATCCCACATAGATCTTTCTATAACATATTAAACAAAATTAAAGAAAAACAAATTATTTAAGCACAAATTAATACTGCCACCTCGTTCCTCCTTTAAAAACTTAGGAGTTCTTAAGGAACTTTAGATCACTCTAGAGTTCCTTTTTTTATATGTATTTATTATTACTATGATTAATAAGTAATAAGTTAATATATTTTACAAAGGGCCTAGAGAGTCCTAAAGATCTAAAGGAGAGACTAATGACTAAAGATGTAAATGAAAAGGACCTACTAATCTTAGAACTAATCTATGAACTAGGTTCAATAACTGAAGTAGCTAGACGCTGCGAACTGTCTGTAGGACATGTAAGGAAAGTAGTAGCTAGAAACAAATCAGTATTAGCAGACATGGCAGAGACAGAGATATCCCTGTTGGCCCCTAAGGCTGTGAGTACTTTACGAAACGCTATGGATGAAGATGGTAGTACCCCTAAGGGTGAGATCAGGCTTAACGCAGCTAAGGAAGCATTCGATAGGATTGGTGTAGGTGCTAAGTACCGTGAGGTTGAACAGGTAACAGCAACCCCTGTTATCCTTATGCCAGTTAAACAAGAACAAGCAGAAGCAATTGTAGTAGAGAAACAGGAGAGTTAATGAAAGTATTATTACCCGACGGCAGTGAGCATCAAGTACCTATTGATCCATTTACCCTGAAGGAGTGGTTAGAGCTTAATCCAGAACTTAATGAAGCAGCTATTGAGTTGTTTACTAAGAATAAGCGAGCTACCGGTTCAGTGTCATTAGGATACACCAAGATTGATGGAGTCCATGAAGCACGACCAGTAGCGGAACAATTGATCCCTATGATTAGTTGTTTAGATAGGATAAGGTTTAAAGGGAATATGTCATACAGGGAAGCAATGAATGTATTCAAAAGCTATGGTATTGACATTAGATCACAACAATCAGTAGTTAATGCTTTGGATAGGCTAGAGGAAGACCTTGGGTTCCTTAAGCCCCTACCGAAGACAGTCAAAGCTAAGGTTAAGAATGCTACTGAGGAACGGAAAGTCAAGAGACAACGAAGGGAAGCCCAAAGGGACAACCAGATCCAGAAGGAACGTAGGGCTAAGATAAAGAAATTACAGAAAGAAGAAGCTAAAGAAAAGAAGAAGATCGTTAAGAACGCTAAGGAAGGGATGTTAACAGCTAAGGAATTAGATAAACCTGTTAATAATGGCCTTGATGAGTTAATCGCTAAAGCAAAAACTAACTCCAAGGAGGCAGACTTTGAGGAACCTGAGGTCCCTGAAGACCAAATCCTCTTTAAGCCTACACCTAAACAGGCAGAATTCCTCGCAGCTCCCGAGAAAGTAGTCTTATATGGTGGTGCAGCAGGTGGTGGTAAGTCATATGCTCTTGTTATTGATGCAGTTCGCTTCGCTCATAGAGCAGCAATGAGGAGCTTGATCATTCGACGGAGGAACTCAGAGCTTAAAGAACTAATATCTGTTACTAAGAACCTTTACCCCAAAGCTTTCCCGGGAGCTAAGTTCAATGAATCAAAGATGATATGGTCTTTCCCTAGTGGAGCTACCTTAGAATTTGGTTACATGGACAAGCCAGATGATAAAGAACGCTACATTGGTCTACCATATTCCTACATTGGGTGGGATGAGATCCAATTACAACGTTCACCAGAAGCATTTGACTTCTTATTCTCCCGATTAAGGACTACAGACCCAGAGATCACCTGTTATATCCGATGTACTGGTAACCCCGGCGGTGCTCCATGGGTTAAACAACGCTTTATCGACCCAGCTCCCTACAATAAACCATTTAAAGTAGATGATATTACTTATAAGTTCATCCCTGCTACGATGTTCGACAACCCTTACCTCTCAGAGGACGGTGAGTACGAAAAGATCCTACGTCAGCTACCAGAAACTAAGATGAGACAGTTATTGTATGGTGATTGGGACACAGTAGAGGATGGATTCTTTGGATTCGAAGTAGATAAGCATGTGACAGAGGAACTTCCTCCCTTACACTGGCCTGTTATTACTTCAATGGACTACGGATGGAACGATCCAGCTACATGTTTATGGGCTGCTATTGATCCAGACACAGGGGCCTTCCATATCTACAGGGAGTTGGAGATGATCCAGAAGACTGTAATGCAATGGGGCCAGAAGATTGTAGAGTTAGAACAGAAAGAAGTTTATACTCCTATTACAGATAGGGTTATGGACTGGTCAGCCTTTAAGATGACAGGACATACAGGCCCTTCAAACCTTGAGACTATGCAGAAACTAGGCTTCCGCTTACGACCTGCTGATAGGAACAGGGAAGCTGGGTGGGAACAAGTGAACCAGAGACTTTTAGATGGTTTGCACGGAGCTCCAATGATCTACGTTCATAGCTCCTGTACAAAATTAATAGACCAACTTAAAACAGCTCAAGCAAAAGAGAATAGCCCTAACGATATTGATGATACTAGGATGTTCTCTCTAGGCCGTAGGCACCACTGGGATCTTTTAGATACATTGAGATACCTTTGTATGGCTAGACCTCAAACGGTGACACAAGACTTCTTGATGAACAACGTGAAGAAGACTAAAGCTTGGGAGAGATACAACGGTTACTTCAGTTAAGGAGACATATGTTAGAAGATAAGAAAGAAAAAGATCTATTAGAACAAGAACTCGAAGGACAGCCAGTGAATCCACTGGTTGCTTTCATTAAAGATAAGTTAGAAGAAGCTGATAGATCAAGGAATACAAAACAAAATCAATGGCTAGATAATGTTAAAGCTATGCGAGGGGAAGATAAAGGGTCAGGCTTACGTCCTGATTCAGAATTAAAATCAATCTATGTAAGGACTACATCTACTAAGACTAAGGCAGCATACTCTCAAGTATCAGAAGCTTTACTAGGTAATGATAACTTCCCCCTTTCGATCCAAGCGACTACAAGGCCTGATGGTATTGCAGAGTTTGCTCACATTAAACAAGAGCAACAAGAAGCAGCAGGTCCTCAGAATCCTTTGGATGTAGGCTATGAAGGTGATGGTGCAGAACTAGCACCGGGTACTACACAAGCTGACATGCAAGATGTATTAGGTGAAGCTTATTCTAAGAAGTTAAATCCTGAGATGTTCGAAGAAGGGATTGATATAACAGGACAAGGTACTCAGTTACAGCCAGCTAAGCAAGCAGCTAGGATGATGGAGAAGACTATCTTCGATCAGTTAGAGGAAACTAAAGCTAAGACTGCATTAAGGAAAGCTATCTATGAAGCATGTATGCTAGGTACTGGTGCAATGAAAGGACCCTTCACAGAGAATAGCCCTGTAGTAACCTATGGCAACCAAGGCCCTGTTACAGAATATAAACTTAAACCCCGCTTAGACTTTGTATCTATGTGGGATTTATATATTGACCCTAATGCTTTCTGTCAGGAAGATATTAGTTATATAGTTGAACGTCATCGTTTCAATAAGAGTCAACTTAGAAACCTATCTAACATGCCGGGCTTTAATGTTATGGCAATTGAGAAACTATGCTATGAGTCTGGTAACTACACCCTTAGGTCCTTTGAGACTTCTCTACGTCCAGATGCAAACTATGAGAACGAGCATGAGTTGTATGAGGTATTAGAGTATTGGGGTTACATGGATGCTAAGATGGCTAGGGAAGAATTTGGTTTAGATATCCCAGACTTTACAATGAACACTGTTCAAGTTAATGCATGGGTATGTGGTGATGAGATCTTAAGGGTTAATGTCAATCCATTCCAACCTTCAAGGATCCCTTACTTTATATTCCCATATGAACAAGACCCATATTCAATATACGGTGTAGGTGTACCAGAACTAATGGAAGACTTACAAGTATTAATGAATGGGATGGCTAGGCTAGCAGTAGAGAATGCTATGCTATCTGGTAATGTTATCTTAGATGTAGATACCTCTGCCTTACGAGCTAACGAAGATATGACAGTATATCCCGGTAAGATCTTTGAACGACAAGCTGGTGCACAGGGACAAGCAGTTAATGCTATCAACATCCCTAACGTATCACAACAGAATATGCAGATGTTCTCTCAGTTCAGGCAGATGACAGATGAAGCTACAGGTATTCAATCTATCTTACATGGACAAACTGGTGTATCAGGTACAGGCAGGACATCAAGTGGTTTAGCTATGTTAATGGACTCAGCTTCAATGTCAATTAAGAATGTAATTAGGAATATTGATGACCACCTGTTAAAGCCAATTGGTCAGGCATACTTCCAATGGAACATGCAGTTCAAGACTAAGGAATTCCCTGAGATCAAAGGTGACTTAGAAGTTAAAGCTCTAGGTTCTCATAACCTAATCTCTAAGGAACGGAAGGCTGCTAAATTACAGACATTCTTACAATTAAGCACAAACCCTGCACTGGCCCCGTTCATTCGCCTACAAACAATCGTGAAGGACCTAGCAGTCCAAATGGAGATCTCACCGGAGGAGATACTTAACAGCCCTGAAGAAGCTATGGCTTATGCTCAGCTACAGGCAACCATGGGACAACAAGCTGGAGGCCAAGCGCCAAACCCTCAAGGACCTGAAGCACCTATGGCAGGTGAACAAGGATTTACAGGGAATACCGCAGGAGCTGGTAATTCCGAGGGAGTCACAGGAGAACAACCTCCTCAAATTTAATTTATATTAAGAGGTATATATGACTAAACAAGAATTAATTAAGCGCTTGTCGATCTTAGTGGTCGATGACGCTAAGTGGTCTAGGTTATTAGACTACATCGAATTCATCGAAGATGAAACAATAGAATGTCTCAAGACTTCAAGGGACATTCGATCTATCAATATGATTCAAGGTAAGTTAGAGTTAATCACTCAATTAAAAGACTTACCAGAACAAATCAGGAAACTATAGTACACCCCATAGTGGGAACTATTTATAAGGAGAAATTATTTTATGAGTTTACTTAACCAAGGCCAACCTACAAACGTAGACACTGGTGTTCAAGATCCTAACGCACAGGCCCCTATTCAGGATACCCCTAATGTAGATTGGGAGAAACGTTACAAGGACCTACAGTCCTACCATGATAAGACCCGTAACAACTTAGAGCGACAGCTAAGTGACCTTAAGTCTAAGACTGGTGAATTTGTCTTACCACGAACTAAAGAAGAACTTGAAGACTTCAAAGCTCGTAACCCAGAACACTTCGGTACTATCGAGACCGTTGCACACATGATGGTTCAAGATCAAATCAAACCTTTACAGACAGAACTACACGAAGCTAAACGCCAAGCTGCTGTTGCGGAATTGCAGAAAGCACATCCAGATTTCGTTCAGTATGCTAATGATGATAACTTTAAAGCTTGGGCAGAAGCAGAAGGTTTATCAAGTTGGTTAGCTGAGGAACTAGATCCAAGCAAACCTATCAGGGCCCTAACGTTCTATAAGAACTTCTTGGCAACCCAAGCTCAACAACAACAACCTATTACAGCCCAGCCTACTGTAGATCCCGCAGCACAGGCAGTTAATGTTAATAGCGGAGCCCCAACGCCTACAGGTACTGAAGGCATTAAAGCATACTCACGAGAACAAATCGAAAAGATGAGTACTGCTGAATATGAGGCTAATTATGATGATATCATGAAAGCATATGCTGCTGGCATGGTACGATAACTAAATAAATAAAGGAGATTTATAATATGGCAGGTTTATACGGTTCGCTTCCAACTCAAACGGCAACTCAGAGTCATTTTTACGGTTCAAGTACTACAGATCTTAAAGGCCCTGCGGGCAATGGTACTGATCCAGTATGGGTACCAGAGATCTTTTCGAAGACAGTACTTATGCGATTCCGTCGTGAGTCAGTAGCAGAAGCAATTACCAACACTGATTACTTCGGTGAGATTTCTAACTTCGGTGACTCTGTTCGAATCATCAAAGAACCACAGATTGCTATCTCAAGCTACTCTCGTGGTGAAGAAATTACTTCAACTGATTTCCAAGATAGCGAACACACGCTAGTACTTGACCAAGCTTACAAGTTCCAATTCCAGATTGATGACATTGAAACTAAGCTAGCTCACGTAAACTGGGAACAGTTAGCATCTAATGCAGCTACATACAACATGAAGATGGCATATGATGTAAACGTATTGACTTACTTCAAAGATACAATGCTTAAGATCCAGTCGGATAACCGAGCATCTAGTGCAGCTTACAATGGTATCTTAGTCCGTAAAGTAGCACAGCCTACAGCATTAGCTTCAGCGGATACTGCTGCTAAGGTAGAGACTGAATTAGTTAAAGCAGCTAACACTTATAAACTAGGTGTTAAAGGTACTTCAGGTACTATTGATCCGCTTAACTATATGTCACAGCTTGCTCTATACCTAGATAAGCTAGACGTACCAGAAGAAGGTCGTTACATTGTTGTTCCACCTGAGTTCGTTGAGCAACTATCTCGCGTAGATTCTAAGTTAATGAACATGGACTACGGTTCAGGTCCAAACACTCTACGTAATGGTTTAGTAGCTGAAGACATTCGCGGCTTCAAGGTCTATAAGACTAACAACGCTCCTAAGCTTACTGCTGCTAGTGCTGGCGATGCAACACACTTCTTGATCGCTGGTCATAAGTCTGCTGTTGCTACTGCTAACTCAATCGTTAAGACTGAGAAGTATCGTTCACAGAAGACATTCGCTGATGTAGTTCGTGGCTTACATGTATTCGGTCGTGCTATGGTACGTGAAGATGCATTAGTAGGTGGTTACGTAGCATTTGAAGCTGTAGCTTAATATAGTTAATAGCTAAAACCTTTAGGGCTTAGGGATTTCCCTAGGCCCTTTTTGTTATCTAAAGGAGGATAAATGACATTCTTAGATTATGTTAACTTAGTATTAAATGAAGTTAATGAAGTTCCTCTTACATCCAGCCAGCTAGACTCAGCCCGAGGGTTACACCTCTATGCAAAGAATGCAGTCAACCGAGCTTACCTAGATATAGTTAATACCCCTGAGGCTAAGTGGCCTTGGTTACAGGCACAAGATCAACAGCAAACACAAGCTATCTTATCAGGTATTAATAAACTACCTACTATCTTTGATCAAGAACTATATGAGATCCCTCTTACAGATCCATATAAAGACTTAGTAGATTGGGATAATATCTACCTAACAGATGAAGCAGGTAACCGTTTAGACATAGGGATCTTAAGTTGGCCTGAGTACCAAGACTATTTAGAAAGGAGATCTACCGAAGGTCTTAAAGGTGAACCTAGTTTAATATATCAATCAGCAGATGGTAGGTCTATAGGGATACACCCAGTACCTAGTGATAAGACATACAACATTAACTATAGAGCATGGGAAAGACCAGCTAGGTTTACATCTGCTGTTACTGTAGTCCCTTTACCTGAGCAGTTCTCTAATGTATTAGTTGATGGTGCTAGTCATTATGTATGGAGATTCAGAGAGAACATTGACCAAGCTACCTTCAGCTTCCAAAAGTTCGAAAGGGGAGTTAAGGATATGAAGAGGGTATATGGTAATCAATCTATACAGAGGTTAAGATGGCGATAAAGGAACAAACATTCCCTATCTCCTGTCGTGGTGGATTAGACTTAACATCAAACACCCAAGAGTTACTTAAGAAACCGGGGTGGGCTGTTGAGCTAGTTAACTTTGAACCAGCAGTAGATGGCGGTTACCGTAGGATTAGCGGTTACACAAAGCTAGGTAATGGTGAAGTCCCTGCTGGTGGTGCTAGTTCTATTGATGGGTTAAAGATCTATAATGATGGCTTCCTTATTGGTAAGTCATCTAACTTATACTTCACCTTCGATGGTATTGAGTTTGCTTTGTTGAATAGATCTATTGACTATGTTAATGAACCAGATGGTATTACATTGAATGAATTAAACATAGCCCCTATAATCCCTAGGGAGAACTCAGGTCACTATCAGTTTAGGGTATTCAATCAAGGTACTAAGAAAATTATATGTGGTGTATCTGATAACTGTAAACCTTTCTATGCTGTAGTGACTGGAGACTCAATGGACAATGCTAAGTTCTTATATAAGGAACTGAACTTAGAAACAGGGACAATGATAGGTGCTAAGTATTGTGAGAAGTTTAAAGATCAGTTTGTTATTGCAGGGATGAGAGATGCACCTACTGAGATCTACTACTCTGACATCTTAAAGCCCGATAACTTCGAAGGAGCTAATGCTGGTGCTATAGGATTCAATGATGAAGTAGTAGGGATAAAGATGTTCAGGGGAACCTTATATGTATTCTGCCGAGACACTATCCACAAGGTCACGGGGATAGAATCAGGTAACCCACTAAGGGAACAGGTAACTGAAAGGATAGGCTGTGTTGATGGTAACTCTATTCAAGAGATTGGTGGTGACTTAGTGTTCCTAGCGCCTGATGGCCTAAGGACTCTATCAGCAACTCAAAGGATAGGTGACATCAATATCAATATCTTATCATCAGACATCAACTCCAAGATCCGAGAGATCGTAAGGAACCATGATGGTTATGATATAAGATCAGTAGTCATAAGGAATAGTTCCCAATATAGATTGTTTATGAAAGCTAAGCCCGATGTTAACTTACCGACATATGGTTTCATTATGTATCTAGGTTATGAGGAAGGTGGTATCATGCCTCAGTTCTCAGAGCTCAGGGGACTTGAAGTATCTGCTATTGATAACGGATATTACAAGGGAGTAGAGAGGACTGTATCAGGTAACTTCACTGGAGGTATTTACTTTCACAATGAGGGTGGTGACTTTGATGGGAGAGAGATCCCCTTCCTATTCCAAACCCCTTACTTCGATATGGGTGATGCAGCATTTAGGAAGAACTTACATAAGATCATAACGTACCTAAAGCCCGAAGGTGAGACTAACTTTAACATCCAAGTTAAGTATGACTACGAGAGCCCTCAGGCCTATCAGCCCCTTCCGTATAACTCAGGAGACATAGCAACCCCTGCTGTTTATAGACAAGCAAGATATAATACTAATAATGTTAAGTTTGGTTCGACACGGAATCCGGTAGTATCTACGTTAACTGAAGGATCAGGGAAAACTGCTGCACTCAGGATATTCCCTTCAGGTAAACACAATGACCCTTTTAGTATTCAAGGGTTTGATTTATATTTCATAACAGGAGGAAGAATTTAATATGGCAATTATTAATTCACCAGTTAATATTTTTTATAGACACCCTCAGGACCTAGGGACTGGTAAGCATAACTTTGAGTCTGATGAGATTAGGGTTAAGTTAATTACTAATACACCAAGTAGGGACGCTACAGACTTAAGTGATAATGTTATCTCTGCTAACGAAGTGTCAGGTTCAGGTTACACAGCAGGAGGTAAAGTGTCTGCTGCTAGTTGGGTCCACTCAATCAGCCCTAACAACCGAGCAGTCCTAGACTTAACAGATGTAACGTGGGCAGTAGATGCTAATGGTCCTCAGGATATTGCAACAGCTGTTATCATAAATGCTACATCAGGCAGGGCTATTGGTTTTATCGACCTTAAGTCTGGAGGTCAACCTTTATCTTTACGTGCGGGTGATATCACTGTATCATTCAACGTAGCTGGTATTTACGACCTAGCATTCTAAGGAGGTAATCAATGGCTGTATATTGTCCTAACAATGGTAATACCTATGGTAGCCTACAGTTATGGATAGATGCTGTCAGGGATGTAGACTTAGGTAGTACCGCTGTAGCTATCGTAAAAGATAGTGAGGCATTCACTCAGAGATTAAACATTGTTGGTCAATGGCCTAACGGCCTAAGGATCCAAGCGGACAATGCATTCAATGGGGTATATGACCAACAAGCAATTACTACCTTAACCTTCCAGTCTGATGAATCAATTGTATTCTCTATAGCTTCAGGTCAATCACCTAGCAATAAGAAACCTATAGAGCTTACAGGATTCATCTTTAGACATAAGGGTGAAGGTCCACGTCTAACTGATAACATCTTAAACTTAGATATAGATATCCACGAGAACTTCTTTGAATCTATCGGCAATGAGTCCGATACTGAGTGGGTAGGTGCTTCTAACATTGACATCATAACTCATGAAGAAACAGTTGATATTAACATTGAAGCTAACGTATGCTACGGGGCTGCAAGGGAAGGGATTAAAGTATATAACAACTTACCTCCTCACAGTCTCCCTAATGTTAAAGTCAAGAACAACATAGTGTATGATGCTAGTTCTGAGAGAGATGGATTTAGTGGTATTAAAGTCTTTGGTGGTTGTAGGGCTGAGATAGAAAACAATATATCTTTAACTAAATTTAAACAAACATCAAATGGTTTTGAGTATGTTGACGCTTTGGTTACTTCTAATAGTGGCAATGCTACTGACTCAGCTGCTGAAGACATAGAGATCACTAATGAAGATGACCTATTTGTAGCTAAAGACCAGAAGAACTTCCAAGTTAAATCAGATTCACCTTACTTAGTAGCTAACCCTAACCTAGGATCTTTTGTCCAAACGGTTGTTGGCAGAGGTACTAGTTATGATGCTACTATAACATTTACTGATTTCAACTTAATTGAAACAACACACGTTAGCGCTAAGATACAACCTTACAACGTTAACTTAATTATAGGAGGTAGTGGAGAAGTGGAAGGTTATACAAGACAAGCTTCCTTCATGGATGGTGATGTAATCCTAGCGGATCACGGTAACCTAGAGTTCGATCAGCTAGCCCGAGCTTTCCATGAATCAACAGGTCACAACCATGACGGTACTTTAGCAGGTGGTGCTTTAATACCTAAGATTGGTGACCAAGAATCAGGTAACTTATTAGAGATTGATAACCTTGGTGTTAAAGGTTCTGTAGTATCTAACGATAGATCTATGGCTGCTGACTCTGATAGATTACTAGTAACACAACAAGCTGCTAAAGGCTATGCGGACTTCAAGGCTTCAGGCCCAGAGCTAATCAATACAGTAAACTCAACATCGAACATTAATTTTGTTGATGACACTAACCTAGCTAAGCTTGCTAACTTACCTTCCGTAGGTGCAGGTTATGTCCCTGAGAACCCTCAGGATGATTTGATTTACGTTAGGAAGAATGCTGACTGGATTGAAATGCCTAGGAGTGACTGGTCAGAAGTCACAGGTAAACCTTATACCTTAGCTGGTTATGGTATCACTGATGCTATATCTAATACTGATACCGCATATGACTCTGATCGTTTAGACGGTCAACTGCCTAGCTACTATACAAACATCGTAAGCCGCTTAGGTTATCAACCAATCGAGCAAGGTGGTGGTACTAACCAAGGAAGCAATAAGATCCACATTGGTTGGCATGTTTCCGATAGCTCTTTACAGCTACAGGTAGACTCTACTAACTTTGGTGGTACATGGCCTATTACATCTAATGATGCTCAAGCTGTAGGTGGTGTAGCTGCCTCAGAAGTTTATTCATCTGTTAACCCACCACCTCCGGGAACTTCAATCCCTAGGTTAACTGTAGGCGGTAAGAACCTAGCACACTTCGATGACGGTTACTTCCTTGATAATGGTAGAGCGTCTGAGTGGATCCTTGATGGTACTGGTACTTTGATTAAAGCATTAGGTGCATATTATGATGGTACTGCTTGGAAAGCAACAGAAGATGGCAGAGGTGCTTTCATTAGTACTGTTACTAACGAAGGCCTAAATCCTGTACATCTTATGTACTTCACTGCTGAAACAACTGACGCTGTTAAGGACGCTAACGTAATTCCAGTAGAAGTAGTTAGGGTCACTAAGAACTACTTGAGTGCTAAGGAGCTTAAAGAGAATGAAGTAAGCTTAGAGGATAAGTATCTCTTACAGAGTGATGTAGTTGATAACCTAACGACCAGTAGCTCCACTCAAGCCCTATCAGCAGGAGCAGGTAAGACTCTTAATGATAGTAAGTTAGGGAAAACTGAAAAAGCTGCTGACTCTAGTTTACTTAATGGTTATACTACAAGTTACTATGGTACTAATGACACTGTGCCCTTGAGGGATGGGCAGGGTGATTTAAGTTGTCGGCTAATTAGATCTTCTTATCCTAACGATGCATTTATAGGTGACACTGCTGCTATTATGTTTAGGAATGAGGCAGCTTCTGATAACTATAATCGAGCCACTGCTGATAAAGCATCTGTAGCTAATTGGATGAGGGCTAAGACTTCTCAGAAAGCTGTAAGCTATCGTCATGGTAATGGCAGTGATTGGCTAGTAAGTAGGGCAAATAGCGGTACTGATCCTGACTTACAGATATGGAGTGCTGCTGGTGATACCATCAAACTACAGCCAGGGTTTACAACAGGTGATGTTATTACTATTTCAAGTCATAACCCTAGCACAGGCTTACTAATTGAGAATTCAATAGGAGGAAGCATGTATGTACCTGATGGCACACACTATGGAATTGGTGATCAATTATTACTAACCAAGCCGGGTATTGTTAGGATCTACTTCTATGATCAGGTATCTTGCATGGTCTCATTCTCATAAGGAGGAATAAATATGGCAATTATAAACGTAGATAAATTCTTAGGATCTGGAGGCGCTACATACCTATCAGACCTACTAGAAGCAGGAACCCGAACTGTTACTAATAATGAATCTTTCTCAACTACTGGGGACCTTGTTAATGTTGCAGGTAAAGGACTCTTTGGTATGATTGTTAATAATAATAATTATACTTATAACGTAACAATAACGTGTGATGGTGTCACTATGACAGGCACTGTATATCATTTACAGAGAGCCTTTGGTGTTATAGAAAACGAAGGTTCTCAGGTTAAGTACGGTCTTCAGATTCCCTTTGAAACCTCATTAAGGGTAACATGTAACAATGTAGGCTCAGGTGTAGGCGGGAATAGATCTAAATATACTTTAATTATGTAACAAGGAGATTTAAATGAAATTAATAGGTGATAAAGATTATTGGATTGAACAAGGCTTTGATGAAACTAAACACCAGTGGGTCCTAAAGGAACTATCAAAGGATGTATATGAGATCAAAGGTTATCAGTCTAAGGTTGATGAAGATCTTTCAGTACCTGAAGTAATAAGGAAGATTACTAAAGGTGCCTTCTGGAAACGGATTGGCCTAGCTAATCGAGCTGCTCTTATTGAACTAGCTAAACAATCTAGCTTAGTACAAGCCCAGTTAGAAACAATTGCTGACTCGGAGTACATTGACTTAGATGATGAGGATTTAGTACTAGGACTTGAAGGCCTTAAGGACCAAGGGGTTCTTTCAGCAGAAGCAGTAACTAAAGCCTTGGCGGATGGAGTAGACAGTGAAGTCCCGGAAATCCTACGTACTTAGGCTACTGATAGCTATTGATCAATTCTTTAATGTGTTGATCTTCAATGGTAATGAAGACCATACGATCTCTGGGAGGGTGGGCGCTAAAGCCCTCCTGACCCAGAAGTGGTATTGGATCTCATTAGAGAAAATTATAAACACCCTATTCTGGTTTGATAAAGACCATTGTTATAACTCAATCGAATGGGATAGATTTAATGGAGAATGACTATAGCTATACCTAGAGGCCTAGCACATCCAGCTATACCTTCCCGTTTATCTAGGGACTTTACAATAAGGAGAAATAATGGCACTTAAAGAATCAACGCTCGATAAGGAGCAAATGAATACAAGGGTTACTTTAGACCCTTCAAAGGTAGGAGTACAGCGGCCTACTGAACTGTCAGCTGCTGATGAGGGGTTAGTAACTCCTACTATGCGAGATAGGGCACTTAGGTCAGATCCCGTAAAAGGCACAGGGACTGTTAATATTGGTGAAGATAAATTATATAAGACAACAGCATTACCTTCTAGTCAAGAAATGATGAGGACTACAAGCATTGGTGGTGCTGATCCTATGAAACAAATTACTAGGGAAGAAGTAGATTTACCGGGACGAGGATCAGGTGAGAATGGTAGATGGGCCTCAGGCGATATAGGCCCTGATGGTAGGGAGTTTGCTGGTTACTCAAGAGGTCAAGAGATCTGGCATCCAGCAGAGAGTAACTCAGGGACAGACTTAAGGGACAGGGTAGGATTGAATGATGGAGTAGGTCCAATGCCTACTACCCCAGTAGCAGAGAATGTAGATACATCAGACGAGGCATTAAGGACTATGATCGGGAATCAGATTACAGACCCTACAATCCCTGATGCCGCTAAGCAAACATACAAACCTATTGAGATGCAAGAGGGCGAAGAACAAACCATCAGGCAGATGAGTGGAGGTCAACAAGTAACAGCCCCTGCTGCTGTAGGTTCACAACAAGGATCTTCAGGTTCTATAGGAAGTGTTGATAATGTAACTGCTTCTACTATACAACCATTCCAAGAAGCTACTGCTGCTAGTGTACAAGTAGCTGAATTAGAAGCTGCAAGGCAAGCTGAGTTAGCTGCTACAGGTTCTGTGTCTCCTACTACTGCGGCTAGGTATGAAGCTGCTCTAGCTGCTCAGGCTGCTGCTACTAAGGTTGCATCAGGTTCAGTAACTAAGTTAGTAGATGCTGTAACAGGTGAATTAAGTGATGATGCTCTAGCTAAGGCTGCTATCCAAGAACTAGATCAAGTAGACCCTAAAGCCCTTGTAGAAGCTAAGACCCATGAGGTCCCTAACTCTGCTACAGTTAAAGGACAACTAGATAGTTTACTTGGAGATCTTGAGGAAGGCAATGTACCTACATGGGCACAGCCTGCGGTAGCTCAAGCAGAAGCAATGATGGCTAGCCGAGGATTATCTACAAGTTCTGTAGGTAAGCAAGCTATGTTCAATGCTATTATTAACTCTGCAATGCCTATAGCCCAACAGGACGCTAAGGCTAAGCTAGCTGTATTCCAACAAGACATATCAAATGAACAGCAAGCTACCTTAGCTAACGCTCAGTTCTTCCAGTCATTAACAGCTCAGAACTTAAGTAACCAACAACAAACTGCTTTATCTAATGCTGCTACAGTCGCTGCTATGGATATGGCTAATGCTGATAGACAACAACAAGCTCAGATAGAGAATGCTAGGAACTTCTTACAGATGGACTTAGCTAACTTATCCGCTGAACAACAAGCTAACTTACTTGATAGTCAGAATAGACAACAAACTATTTTATCTAATCAAGCTGCTGAGAATGCTGCTAAACAATTCAATGCTGCCTCTCAACAACAAGCTGATCAATTCAACGCTAACCTTAAAGCTGAGATGGATAAGTTCAATGCTCAACAAGCTAACTCAATGGCTCAGTTCAATACAGCAGAGCAGAACAAACAGGCTGCTACTAGAGCTCAATTAGAACAACAGGCCTTTAGTCAACAAGCTCAATTAGAAACTGAAGTCTCTATGCAAGGTGCTTCATTATCTGCACAACAAGCTCAGGCTCAGGCTCAGTTAGATCTACAAGCTGGCATGGCTAATCAGCAAACACAAGCTCAATTACAGACTAGTCAAGCTCAGTTAGATCAACAGATGTCTATTGCTAATATGCAACTAGCTGCTGACACTGCTAAGTTCAATGCTCAGATGGAGATGCAAGTATCACAGTTTAATTCTCAAATGGATTTCAACAGGGAACAGTTCAACGTTCAGAATGCTACGGCTATTGAACAATCGAATGTTAACTGGAGGAGACAGATGAACCAAGCTAATACTGCTGGTGAGAATGCTATTAACCAAGCCAATGCAATGAATGCCTTTAACTTATCTAATCAAGCATTAACATTCATGTGGCAGGAGAATAGGGATAAAGCTAAGTGGGCTTTTGAAGCTAGTGAGAATGAGGAAGAAAGAAAGACTAGGATGGCTATTGCTGCCCTAGGTAATGAATCAATGACAGATGCACAGACAGCTAGTAACATCACATCTCTTGCTAAAGCTGCTGCTAGTATCTTTGATAATTGGGGAGATTAATATATGGGACTCTTATCAAAAGCATGGAAGGGAATCAAGAAGACAGTTAAGAAAGCAGCTAAAGGTGTTAAGAAGTTAGCATCTAAATCATGGAAGGCTGTTAAGAAGGTAGGGAAGAAAGCTTTAGGGGCAGTAGCTAAGATCTCAGACAAGCTAGGCCCCTTAGGAATGATAGGCCTCTCAGTCCTAGCGCCCTACGCTGCTACCCTGTGGCAATCCTTCGGGGCTGCGTCTGCGGCTGCCGGAGGTTTCTGGGGTTCAGTAGGTTCTGCTGTATATAATGCAGGTAACTTTGTATCAGGGACTATAGGCTCAATGACCTCAGGTATCTCAGAGGCTATTGGTAATATTGCCTCTGGTTCCTTTAAGGCCGCAGGGGATTCTTTAGTTCAAGGATTCTCTAATGCATTCACCGGTCAAGCTGGTAGTGCTGCAATGACTGAGGCTGCTAACGCTGCAACTCAGATGGCTCTTAAAGATGCTGCTGCTTCTGCGGTAACTCAATTCTCTCAAGCTCCTACAGGTTTCATGGATGCTACTCCAGTTGCTGGACAATCAATGGGTGTCCCTATGGGCGGTAGTCAAACCATGCAAGGCTTATCAAGCACAGGGACTACACAGGTAGCTTTACAATCTGCTACTAATGTAGGTGCTGAGACAATGGCTGGTTCTGTAGCAGGAGGTAGTTTGTTATCTAAGGTTGCTGATGTAGGTAGTGCTTTACTCCAGACTGATTTCTCTGGTGGTCAGACAGGTTATCAACCTATAACATCTGGCGGAGGCATGGGTCTCTTTGGTACTGTAGGTGCTCAAGGTCAAGGTGGTATTGGTTCAGGTGGTGGTGAGTTCCTATCTGATGCAATGAGGAAACAGATTCAAGAACAATCAATGAGAATGCAACGAGGTTTTGGAGGTAGATACTAATGGGTCCAGATGAAGCAAGGATGAAGAACATGTTTGATGCACCAATCCCGGGAGAATCTTTAACTAGTGATCCCGAGAACCCTGCACCATATGAGACAGCACCTGAATATACAGATGTTAAATCATTTATTGATGACATGTTTATGAATTTAACTAGTGAAGATAACCTAGATGGTATCTTAGATCCCCTAAGGAAAGGGATCCCTGTGGAAGATGTAGCACAGGTAATCTTATTTACTGCATTCTCTCAAGGTAAAATCACTACAGACCTACAGCTCCTAGCGATCGAGCCAACTATATACTTACTTATAGGGATAGCTCAGATGGCAGGGGTTGAGGGTTTAGTATTATACCCTGAAGAATCTTTCGACCTTGATGAAGATGAAGAAGTTGAATTGCTTAATCAAGATGGTGAAAGGATTGGGGAGGGAGATAAAGCTCCAGACATTAAAGACATCAAAGCCCCTAAGGGCATATCTAAATCCCTGATTGATAAACTAACACAAGGAGAATAATATGGCTATAAGTTTTGGTAGGGCCTTGCTGGCTGGTGCTGCCGGAGTAGCAGAATACTCCAATGAGGAACAACGACGTAGGCAGCTAAGACTCAATAGGGTTCAGGAACTACAGGATAGACTACAGGTTGAGAATGCTAAATCTAAATATGCTGCACGGTATAATCAATGGGAGAGAAATAAACAAATCAAAGCTCAGCTAGGGAATACTGATATCAATACAGCTGCCGGTCAGGTACACTTAGGTTCTATCTTAACAGGTAAGAAGTTTGAGGAAGTAGCCTTATTAGCTAAAGGTGGTGCACGATGGGAGATGCCAAAGGATATGGAAGAACCTATCTTCGAGATGCCTCAGTTCTCAGGGATCAAGAAAGCCTCAAGCCCTATAGAAGATTGGGTTAATGGTTATCGTGGTTCTGATAAACCTGAATCAATCGAACAGAAAGGGAAGGAAGCATTAGAGGAAATCTATGGACAACAACTAGCCTCTCAGTTCCAAGAAGTACCAATGGCAGATGAACGTCCAGCTCAAGCCCCTCAGACCTTAGGTCCTAGTCCAGAACTACAAGCCCTAGCGGATGGTAAGGTTGAAGGGACTATGGAGCCTTTAGGAGCTTCTGATACTTCTGAGAATGGTAGCTTACAACCTCTAGGTGGCATGGAACAACGCAAGGCATTAGGTGGTGGTGTTACATTTGATTCATTCATAGCTAAGCCTAAGAAAGAATTCAATAGTCATTGGTCTAAGTCTGTTGATGGTAAAGGTAAAGAGAGTGATGTATTATACATGACTGATAAGAATACTGGTGAGACTAAAGTTGTTAGGTTCCCTACTGGTAAGAAGCCTTATGCTAAACTAGATCCTGTTGTTACTGTTAATGAGGATGGTTCAGAGACTATCCAAGAACAATATGTAGCTAAAGATAACTTAGATGTAGTCTTAGGTGGTAGGACATACACTGTTAATACAGAACTATCACAGGGATTAACACCGGGTCAGTTAGCTGATAATATGAAACCTCTTAAGCTTGTATCTGATGAAACACTTGCTGACTATATGTTCGAAGGTGATAGTAAGAAACAACCGGGTCAGATGGTTGCAGATTGGGATCCTTCAGAACTTGAGGCAATCGACAATGCTGCTAATGATACATTCTTTGGTATCCAGACTCAGGGTGATGACACAATCCCAGATGCTCAAGCGTTTAAGACTAGACTTATGAAAGAATATCTCAATGCTAGGAATGCTGAACTACAAGATGGTATGTTTACATCTGATGATTTAGTTAGTGGTGGTAAGGAAGCTTATGAAGATTACATTAAAGCTAATGCTTGGATCTCCACAGCTAGGGATATGGAAACATTAATCAAGTTAGTTAAAGCTAAAGCAGTAGACCCTATGATCTTTGACACCCCTGAAGGTGACAACAGTGACATCATCAAGGCCGTTAGGGAACAGCTAACTAACGAAGACTTATTCAAAGAATATAAAGAAAGTTCATTCCTTAATTTCCTACCGGAGCCTAAGGAGGAAGACTAATAGAGGAGGATTATGACTACAACGGCAATTGATTTCACAACTACAGGGATGGTAGGGCAATCTCTACCAAACCTTGAGGTTTCTTCAGAACCTTTTGAGATCAAAGAGGATGTATATATGGGGGATGCTTTGGCATCCTCTAGTCGTTCTCGTAGATCAACTCGTAGAACTAAACAACGTAGGAGCCGGAGGAGTTCAAGGACTACCAGACAGAGAGCTAGGGGTCGTAGGACTCAAGACAGGGTAGATCAAATCCCTGCTAAAGCTGAAGGTGAAAAGTTCTATGAACCACAATCATTTAAACAATATGCTGAACAAAGACAACAACAAGGCGAGGACCTAGACTGGACTGGATTTGTTGGTAATAGTTTAGCTAATGAAACATTCATAGGTAAAGTTAATAGGGCTGCTTGGTCTTGGTATAACTCTACTTATGCTGATGAGGAAAGACAAGTAGAACTAGGGATAGAAGATCCTATGAGACTAGGGTACACTAAGTCTGAAGGTAGAGCAATGGCAATGGAGATTGTTGATAGGAACCTTAAGGAACTAGGGAACGTAAAGCTTACAGACTATAAGCAAGTTAGGCAAGCTAAGAAACTATGGAACCAGAAGTATGAACTGCAATACCAGAACTACTTACAAGATCAGTTTGCTAATTCTGAAATGCCTACAATGAGGGAGTTCTATGAACAAGTCAAAGATAACCCAACTAAGTTAGCTAAGAGTTTTGTTCAAGAAGTTATTAATAAACCTGAGCTAGTGTTCCTACCTGAGATAGCTGCCGGTAGGGCGGCCTATACGGCTGGTTTAGCTGCTAAAACTCTTAAGGCGGGCCAACGTACTACTCAAGTTGCAAAGATCGTAGCGGGCACTACAGGAGCTGCTGCGGGTGGTGGTACTATTGGTTACATTGATAACCTAGCACAACAAGCACAGGAAGGTAGAGGTTCTTTAGATCACGTTAAGGCTTTAGAACAAGCTAAGGTAGATGCTACTATTGGTGCTGTCTTACATTTAGGTGGTAAGGTATTAACCCGTGGGACCTCAGAGAACATGGACTACCAAGCTGACGTAGATAATTCAAGGAAGTTTGCAGAGGAATTGAAATCTTCTACTGAGTTAAACTTAGATAGAGCTAGAGAGAAGTCTAAGATCAATGAGGAACTAGCAGACACAGCTACTGAGACTTATGTAGATCAGAATGGTAATGTATATAACTTTGAAATAGTTAATACAGAAACAATGGATAACCTGAACTACAAGCTAGAACAACTAGAGAAATCTAAGAAGAAGTACAAGGATGATAAAGAAGCTATGGCCATGATAGACCTTGAGACCAAAAGTGCCAAAGAAGAACTCAAGGCTGCTAAGGCTGAAGCTAGAGGGGAGCAGGAGATCAATGACTTAAACCTTAAGCTTGAAGAACTAAAAGGTTCTAAGAGAGATCAAACAGAGATTGATGATATTGCTCAACGATGGCATCTATCTACGAACAGGGAACCTAAGATCACTCAGAACTATATGAAGTTCTCAGACTCAGATGGAACTGAACATACCCTAAGACGCTTAACCCCTGACCTCCTTAAGGAAGGGATTGTTAATGTTGAAGGGATTGTAGGACAAGACTTATCAGGGCAATTCAAAGCTACTAAGGCTCAGAATGCTTTAGGTCATTGGTACTCTAACTATATGGTAAGTGCCACTGCTCCATTAAGGAAACTTACTAAGCAATCCCCTACAGCTAAGTTACTTATTGATACCCTAAGTCCTAGGGATTCTAATGGTAAAGCAGGCAGGGCTCCTGTGTATACTATCCAAGAGAATACATCATTCAAGCAATCTGAGTATGCCTCTAAGTTACTTGAGGTTAAGACTTTAGTTGATGGTGTTGAAGGTGGTGAACAACAACTTATGCTACACATGAGGGGAGTACAGGAATCTGATAACCCTATCATCCAAGCGTCAGCTGATAGTACTAGGAAGGTACTTGATGACATAAGGGAATACATGGTTGATGCTGGAATGGAAGTAGATAAGACCCCTAACTTCTTACCACGTTATTATGATAGAACAAAGCTAGAGACTCCTGAGAGCCAAAAGGCCTTAGTGGATTCTATCATGACTGTCACTAAGAAAGATGGTACCCCTAAGTATAAGTATGAGGATGTAAGAGCCTCTGTAAGAGCTATAGCGGAGAACTTAGATAAGGTTAAGGATGAGGCAAGGACTAATGTAGAAGTTGAGGGAGATGGCTTTACGTTTACTTCTAAGACTAATGAGACAATGCCAGTAGGCCACAGGAAGTGGAAGGATGTCCCTGACCAAATCCTTAACGAATACTTAGATGAAAACTTCTTAGCTACTATTAACAGATATGTAAACAATGGTGTTAAGAGGACTGAGGTTGATAGGGTGTTTGGTTATAATGGATCTAAGCTATCAGGTTGGTTAAACCAGATCTCTAGAGAGTCTGATGAAGCAGGTAGACTTATGACCCAGAAGGAAGTTGAAGGAATTAGGGATGTATATAACTTACTTCAAGGTTCTTATGGAGGTGAAGGTAAATTTAAACCAGCGGCTGATGGTGCATTAGCATGGCAAGCTTTCTCTAAGCTACCTCTAGTGACACTAACCTCTGCCTTAGAACCATCTACTATCTTATTCAAGATGCATGAGGGTGGAGCCCTTAAGGCCCTAGCGAAAGCTTATGGTGGTAACAAACTTAAATCATTAGCAGGGAGTAAACAACCAGCTCAGATGCGGAAGGAAGCTATGGAGATGGGATTGATCCATGAAGCTGCGGTACAGGAGAGACTTGAAGCCCTAGTAGGTGAAGGTCTTGAAGGACTACCAGCTAAGGTCAACACTAAACTAATGAAAGCATTTGGCTTACATCAATGGACTGAACACTCAAGGGCTATTGCTTATGAGGCAGCTAACCAAGATATCTTAAAGTCTATCAAAGGATTGATGAGGAATCCAGACAACAAGAATGCAGCAGGGAGAAGGGACTTCCTTACGAGGATGAACATCAGTCCTGATCTTGCAGTTGATTGGATGAAGAATGGAGCTAACGTAGAAGATAAAATATATCTATCTATCAAGCGTGGTTCAGCTAGGTTTGCTAATGAGATGGTAGCTAACCCTAACAAACTTAATAAAGCTAAGTGGTTATCAAGTAACTCTAGTGCCTTAAGGATGATGGGCCAGTTTAAATCATTCACCTCTACATTCTCTAATGAGGTAGCAATGTCTACTATTGATGAGGCTACTAAGATGTGGAACAGGGGAAATAAAGTTCAGGCTATGAATAAGATTGGTGGGTTGTTAGGTGTAACATCTGCCATGACATACTGGGCTGCTTATGACTCCGAAGGTTTTAAACCTAAAGACACTGAGTCCGAAAGGGATGTAGCTGTTAAGATGGCAACAGGTGTAGCTTCTATGGTTGCCCCGGGTGCTGCCTTAGTATCTCCATTATACTCAGGCTATGATGGTGTAGGTAACTTTGCAGGGCCAACAGCAGGTGATGCTGTGGCTGTAGGGACAGAGTTAAATAGGCTTATGTCTGAAGGTGAGATAAATGGAAGTGGTTTAATGAAACAGCTAACTCCTGTATACCATAAAGGTGTAGGGAAATTAGCAGAAGAACTAGACTAAAACAACAAAGGCCCCTTGGTTCCTTATGGTTCCTTGGGGCCTTTTGCTATCTGGGAGAATTCTTCGAAGGTGTATAGATTAGGTTCATTATTCTTTCTACCTTCTCTTAGGTACTCTGCGTACAATAGGGCTAGAGGAGGTACAGGGTGTTTAGGTTTGGATTTATTGGAATCATGTAATAGAATTAATTTTAGAATTACTTCATCTAAGTTCATTATATCTGATAACTTTGTCATTATTGTTCCTTATACTTTAAGACTCTTAAGGAATCTTATTAACTTGTTTCACAATATCAATAACAACTTTATACTTTAAGTTAATTTACTTTAGTATATATTAATATTATATCATATTTTCTTTCATTTGTCAACCTTTATTTTAATTTTTATTAAACTTTTCTTAAGGGACCTATAGTATTAGATCCCTGTTCTAATAAAAAGTTACAGGACATATATAATTTTTATATAAATCTTTTAATACCCAACCCTTAGCTGACTTTAGTCTGCCATTAACTAGACCACTTAGTTGTCCTTTACTGATACCAAACTCCTCAGCTAATCTCTGTACCCTGTTTACTCTCTTTATTCCATGATCTGGGTGTTCAAATTCATACCACTTCTTAAAACTTAAATCAAGCTTACGTCGTTTAGCTGCTGAATATTCTACATTATACTGAGTAGTACACCATTCCAGATTACTAAAATGATTGTTTAACTTGTCTTCATCTTTATGATTCACTACATCTAGACCTTCTATTCTATCTAGATAAGCTTCCGCTACTAACCTGTGTATAGATTTCCTAGTAGCTTTACCTTCCTTACATAATAAAACTCTCTCATACCCTTCCGAGTATACCTGAGGTTTCATCCAATATCCTCCAATATGTCTATATCCTGTATGTCTAGGCTTGCTCCAAACCTTACCATCTTCAGTTATTGCGTACAAATCTTCATAATCTTTAATATCTTTCATTAGTTCTCCTTATTAGACTATATTAACTATTTAAAAAGTTCAACGTTTAAGACCTTTTATTTATGCTTTAGTTTCAATTATTTTAATTTATTTTATAATTATTTCCTTCCCCTGTTATCAAACCCTATATAATACACCAACAAAGGAGAGATAATGGGATCAATTTCATACACAAAACCCTACATTGCTGACCCTGTTCCGACTATGGTTCTTGGTAGAGATCCCAATAGGACAGAGTTAGACATCTACAACTTATCAAACACAGAATTTATTTATATAGGCTTAGGTGACGAGAACCGAAGATATAAGGAAACAGAAATGTTACCCTTAGCTCCCGGAGAATCTTATAGTTCCTCAAGCCCTCCAGTCACAGCTGTTTATATTATGGCTAACTTCCCTGTCAACACATTAGTAGCTTATAGTTCCTCAGCCCCTGCGTATGTAGGAGGTACTTTGAGTGGCTAAGATAACTAAGTGGAGACATGGTTTACAGAAAGGTAATAGCCCCTTAGCTAAAATAGATTATAAAACCTTAGATAACTTTAAATACTCAGAAGACCTAGAGCAACTAGAAGGTGATGTACCTTTACAAACTACCTTATCTTCTTTATTCTTAGATAAGAGTATTAAGATCTCAGGTTCAGGTTCTGACATAGCGGTTACTAACTTAGTTACTAATTCATCGGCATATCCAGCATCTACAGTTCTACGAGACCATAGGGATTTAAGTAACAGAGGGGACTCAGGTGTTATTAGAGCTACTGCTTCTTACTTTGGGGATGTCATTGATGATGGCAGTGGAGGCCTAGAACCTAGGGGAGGACCAGCTGCTCATGGTTCTGTCCCTTTCGTATTAGATACAGTACTCAATACTTCTATTAGTATATTTGAGATTGATGTAATCATTGAGGAACCTTTATCTAGGGGAGATAGATTACATTATGCTATATACTTAGGTACTAGTTCAGAAGGTGTAAGGATATATGATGACATCTTAGAAGGTGTTGATCTAGAAATAGGAGATACTTTTAACTGGAGCTTCCCTGAGCATAGTAACTTGACAGCAGGTATGCAACTTCATGTCGAGATGTTATTAGACAAAGGTAATAAAGGTGATAGAACTAGATGGACTCCTTTAAAGGTACGTCCTTCAGAAGCAGAACCTGATAAGATCTACGCTAGGTTGTTAGCTAGGGAGTATGGCTTTAAGTACCTAGCGTACCTAGAGGAGCTATTATGTGCTGAGTATTCTTTAGCTAGCTTGACAGATAAGAATACATTACATTTCGAGGATTGTTCTTTATTTATAGATGTTGATGAAGAACCTATACTATTCGAGACAACTACTCAGTATGAAAAACATATAGTAGAATTTAATAATCTAAAAGCTAGGGTGACTGCCCTAGAGAATCCATAACTAAAGGAGATATAATGGCAACTAAAATAACAGACTTACCAGAGATTTCATCCCATTCTTCCGATGATGTCTTTATAATCTATGACAGCGTTCAGGAAAGAACTGCTACTATTAAAGCTAATAAATACTCTACCTTAGATATATCAGACTTAGAGTCTACGTCAGGTTCTTTTAACCTAGTAGTTGACCCTGATTATACAGGTAGTGTAGAGACTGGTTCCGATATCAGACCTTACAAGACCATCCAGTCTGCTATCTCTAATGCATCAGATGGTGATAGTATTTTAATCAAAGGTAGCAATCTAGGTACTTCACAAATAACTTTACCTTCTGACAAGAGCCTACACTTCTATGGACAAGAAGATACCTTAGTAGGTTATACTACTTATGACCCTAACAATGGTAGTACTTTTTATGTAGATGCTCTTGATAATACTAAGTCTTATTCATTTAATAATCTTAACATAAAAAATTCAGGTGCTTACGGTGTCCATACTAAAAATACTTTAAATGTAGTACTAAGAGATTGTGTCCTTACTAATAATGGATGGAGTGGTACTTCCTTAAACACTATACTCCCCTCAGGTACTTCAGGTCTTTTAGGCTATGACTCATCTGCTGCTGATCTTCAAGCATTCTATGCAAGCTCTGCTGCTAGTGATGGAGGAGCTGCTAGGATAGAGAATAGTACTTTCGTGGAGATGATAGGTAATGAAGCAACTAAAAATCTTAGGGGACTTAGGATACAAGATTGTGGTGTAGGAGGGGCAGGGGTTGTAACTCGTAATCGCTCAAGCCAGAACATAGAGGCAGGTATATACTTGGCTGCTGGCTCTACCCATTATGGTTGCCAGAACATAATAGTAGCTAATAACTCTAGCTCGTACAACGCTAACAATGGTTACTTGTGCATAGGTGGTCTTAATAATAAGTTCTCACACAATGATGCTAATGGTAACTGGAATGCTGCATGGTGTGTATGGGGATCAGGCAATGCTACTTGGAGGTCTGGTGGCGTGTTTGATAATAACCGTTCAACTTATAATGGTATCGGTAACGTAGGTGATGCTAAAGCTAGTATTCAAATTAATGATGCTTATAATCTATTAGGTACTACTATCTCTATAAACCCAGCAGCCCGATTCATCGCTGAGATACTAGATACTCAAGTCCATTACACAGGTTTAGGATCTAATGTTTCTAAGGTTGGTATATACTTAAGCCCAACTTTAAGTGCCTTAGCTGACAATGATAAGAATATTATAAATATAGATGATGTAGGTTTCATCGGTCAAGACTATGCTATCGACTTCAGTGACGTAGATCTAACAAACCTTAGGGTAGCTTTAGGGGATAATTCCTATCACAGTATAGGACAGAAAGCCATTAACCCTCCTCTAGCTGGTTCGTACCATGAGTTACCTTTCTCTAATCACTCAATGAAATTCCCTGCTGTTGACTTTAATGTAACTAACACAGGCAACGTAGAAGTTAGGGAAGGTGTAGGAGGTACCCTTATTAACCCTTATAGTGTTAATGAACTTCAAGCCTTAGCACATAAGACTGAAATCAAGGTAGTCCTTAAAGGAACAGACAAGATCCAATTCGTAGTCCCTGTCAGTGGAGCTACTATCAATGGAGTTGCTGTTAACTCAGTACAGTCGTTAGCTGTAACTCAGCTGAATGATTTATTTACTAACACTGTAGGGTTTACATCAGGAGGAGGTAATCCAGTTACTAACTTCGCCTTGACTAACAACAACCTAACTCTTACCTTACAGGATGGTACTTCATTTACTGTAGATGTAACTACCTTAGGTGTCGATGAAAATAAATTTGTAACTAGTGGTGCTTTAAATGGGTCTAATTTAGAACTAACGATGAATGACTCTAGTATAATTACTATTGATGCAAGTAATATGATTAATGGGTCTAGTCTACCTTCCCGTGCAGAGGATTGGTACATAGCTTATGGTAATAATTCAGGGGATGTAGTGACTTATCCGTCAGTTGTATCAGCAATTAAAGATAAACAACCTTTCTACAACGGGGATTTCTTAGAGAAGGGTGAGGAATATATATGGACACATGAGGTAGGAGGTGAATACGTCTTAGGTGTTTATTCAGGTAGTGAAGCAACTAACGATGAAGTAGATATCTTCTTAAACAACAAATGGTCTACTAACTTTAAGTTTGGGACTACTGTTAAGGAGACTTCAGTAGGTGTGGATGTTGCTAGTAGGTATGCAAGTGGATACACTATTTCAAATAACACCGCCCTGTCGTTACGTTATGGTAATGATAACTACCTGTACTTATTTGATATATCAGATCCAGAACCTGTTCTCATAGGCAAGTCAAACACGGCATTAGTAGGTAACACACAAACTATATTCTTTGGAGGTGATAACCAACCCAATGCTAAGTTCCCTGTTATGATTAAAAGGAAAGATACTTGGACTATAGTTGCAGATTTTGATAACTCTGAAGGCGGAGAATGGTCAGATGGTATAGAGCAACAAACTATCGTCAAGTCTAACTTAGAGATCGAACCTAATTATAAACTAGTATGGCAACTACCAGCAGCAGGTAATAATAGGAGTTTTGGTATTGGTTACACAGGAGCAGCAACTGGAGAGTCAAACCCTATTAACTTCTTGACAGGACGATTCCGTTGGGATGTTCAGGAAATAATTGGGAATGCTACTGGATGGACTCTAAACACATCTAATAGTTTATATGATAATACGTCCTTCGGTCAACCATACTGGAATCTGACAGATGGTAATTCCGTAACTGTATCTTTAAGGTACAATAATAATAATGTATTAGAACTATGGGATGAAGATAGAGGTGAAGTAATAATGACTTGGGACAGTACTCTTAATGGTACTCCTATTAGTTTATATTACGGAGCTACCTCTTATAGTAGTACCTCCACTTTACTCCCTAACGTTTCCGTACAACAAATAGGACAAGGGCCTCAACCTACTACTAATTTTGCTCCTGACATTAGTGACCAGACTATTGACATAACTAAGAATCAAGCATTCAATGTCCCTATAACCCTAGACTCTGGTAGCGACATAGTGACTCAGTATGGTGAGCTAGATGCACCTTCATGGGCTGTGTTAAATCAATCTACTGGTTACTTTTACGGTACTGCACCTAGTACTACAGGTACTCATGTGATTGCATGTAAAGCTGGTAACCCTTTAGGAGGTATTGTTAATTTTAATGTTACATTAAATGTAGTAGAGCCTGTATATACTAACACTAAATCCTTACAGTTTCAAGATGGTGTATCTTCTTATCTAGGAGGTAATGCCTCATTAGTAACTGCGCTAGAGAGATCATCTAATGGTTCAGGAGCTAGCGATGCTTGGACTATAGCCTTCTGGTTTAAAGGCTCGGCATCTAACACAGGTCAAACTTTATTCTACTTCGGTGCTCAAGACACAACTAATAATGGACACATAGAGATTAAGCAAACTAACAATAATGGACTTAAACGTCTAAGGATACGTTATGGTTCTAACGTTAATCACTTACAATTAACTACCCCTAACTCCTCAATAGATCCTACTAAATGGCAACATGTTGTTGTTGCTTATAATGGAGGTACTACAGGAGTAGCATCTGGTAGTATTACTAGTTACTATTCTAGATTTAAAATATATATAGATGGAGTCCTACAGTCTACAAACAATACCCATAATAACAATGGATATAATGGATCTATTGTAGGTCAGAACTATAGATTCGGTAGATTTGCTAGTGGTAATTATCCTAAAGACATCTTACTAAATCAGTTAGCTATTTGGAATAGTGATCAATCATCTAATATATCTGGTTTGTATAATAACGGAAACACTCAAGACATATCTTTATTAGTAGCAGGTTCAGGTAATATGAATACTAATTACTTACCTCCTGATCATTATTATGAGATAGAAACTTCTGTATCCTCTATACAAGACCTAGAAGGCAATGCACACTTCATAGGTTATAATTTCCTGTCAAGTGATTTAGTTAACAGCGCTCCTTAGATTAGCACGTAATTTACAGTATATCCGTTAAACCCTAAAGTCCTTACTGCCCTTAGGACTTTCTGCCCTCAATGTTTAACGGTTCAATAAGGAGGAAATACAACCGTGGAGGATAACAATAAAATGAGAGAAGACTTAAGCACCTTAAAGTCAGGACAGAAACTCTTAGAGTATAGGGCTGACCAGACAGATAAAGTAATAGGAGAATTAAGTGATTCTGTAAAGAAACTACATAAAGACTTACAACCCATAGGGGATCAACTTAAATGGCTAGTCCGAGCAGGTATCTTTTATGTCATATCAGATACCATAGGATTTCCTGAAGCCATTAAGCTTATCCCTAAACTAATAGGAGTATAGATAGATGGGGATATTGAAGTGGTTCTCTAGAGATATAGCAGAACCTATAGAAGCTGTAGGGAATGTTGTTGATAATCTATTCACCTCTGATGATGAACGTCTGACCCACGAAGAAATCAAACTAAGACTACAACAACGTCCCCACATGATACAAGCAGAGACCAACAAGATAGCTGCCCGCCATCGGAGTTGGTTTGTAGCTGGCGCTAGACCTTCAATCTTATGGGCCTGTTCCTGTGGATTGTGGTTTGCCTTTGTGATTAACCCTTTGATCTCATGGGCTACTGGTGAACCCGGACCTGATCTCCCAATGGAATACATTATGGAGATGACCTTAGGGATGCTAGGCTTAGCAGGGTTACGTACTGTAGAGAAACTTAAAGGTATATCTAAATAAATGATAATATAGGAGGATATAGATATGATTGAATATAGAGGGGAAAAATTCTCTGGCTATAACAAACCCAAAAGAACACCTAATGCCTCAAAGAGCCATGCGGTCTTAGCGAAAGAAGGCGATACCATTAAACTTATTAGGTTTGGCCAGCAAGGTGTTTCAGGTGCTGGTAAGAATCCTAAGTCTGCTAAAGATAAAGCTAGACAGAAATCTTTTAAAGCTAGACATGCTAAGAATATAGCTAAAGGTAAAATGTCAGCAGCTTATTGGGCTGATAAAGTTAAGTGGTAATTAAATAAACTAAAGCCCCTCGGAACCTTAGGAACCTTGGGGCTTTTTGTTATCTATCAGCCGTCACCACAGCCGGGCATTACTTCATTACGCATTTAAGAACTCCTCTAGTTTTTGCTTGCTAGCATTACCAACCAAGCGAGAGCCATCAGGCTTAAGGAGCATAGGGATACCCCGAACACCTGCCTTCATAGCTTCCTCACCACCCTCAATGGAATCAATATCAACTTCTGTTACTACGATATCCATCCCAGTCATAGTTTTCTTAAGATTCTTACAGGCCGAACACCATTCAGCAGTAAACAATTTAACTTCTACCATTATAAATAATCTCCATTATCTAATAAATCATACAACACATTAACTAATTCATCTTTAAAGTCATCATCTTCCCTACGTTGCTCAGGGGACATTGAGTTCCAACGGAGCTTAAGTATCTCGAACTGTTCTCTCTCAATGCTCTGAGTACGTAGTCTACTAGGATTACCACCATACATAACAGCATATCGAAGGTCTCTATGTCGATACTCCATCTCCCTAGCAGCATCCTCTAACAACCTAATGCTACCAGTAGTTCCATTACGTAAAGCTGACATCCCTTCATCACTAATTGTTACATCATTCCTATCACTAGGCATTCTCAATCTCCTGTTTAATCCGTTGTGCTTTAACTTCTGAAGTACCTTTACATTTCCAAGGGATGTCCTTAGATTTCATTACTTCTACTTTACCGTCAATCATAATTACTACTGTGTTTACTGGTTTAGCCATATATTATTTCTCTCTATTATTATCAGTACACTTGGGGCAGTAACATACCACCCCAAAGCTCTTATTGCACTGGCTCTTTCCAAGCCCGAAAGGCTTTATCGTAAGCCCATGTTTCACCTGTGAGTCCTTCATTCGAATACTCCGTTACCTTTTTCTCAAAGAAATTATCTAATGCATCAGCACCAATAATCTCATCCAACCAACCTAAAGGATTCTTCTTAACCCCGAAGTTCCCCTTAAGTCCCATCTGTATCAAGCGACGATCAATGATATACTTAATGTACTCTTTGACATCTGAGGCTTTAAGGTCTTCAGGGCCACCATCACGATAGGCTAAGTCAATGAACTTAGATTCTAACTCATAGACCTGACGGGCCATAGCATAGATCTTCTTCTTGAACTCGTTGTTAACAATCCGAGGATGTTCTTTACATAACTGCTTGAACACTTCGGCATGTCCTTCAACATGTTCTGATTCATCCCTAATCGACCACTCAACTACAGTACACATCCCTTTCATCAGGCCACGTCGCTGGTAGTTAAGGAGCATAGCGAATGAACCAAACAATGATACACCCTCTGACATGATGAAATTGGCCAGTGCCAATCCAGTACCAGACAGGGAGTGGACATCAATGTCTTTCATGAAGTCAATCTTATCAGACATCTCCTCGTATTCAAGGAACGTAGAATACTCTGAGTCAGGGAAACCTAGGGTATCATTCAACAAGGCATATGCTCGTTGGTGTTCACCCTCACGGTTAGCGAATGATTGGTACATCATCCTGATCTCATTATTCTTGAACTTAGGTAAGAGGTAGTCAAGGTAGTTATTCTCTACCTGACAGTCAGACTGAGTGAATAACCTAAGGACTTGGGTAATAA